TCACCCGGCCCCAAGGTGCTTGGGTCGCGCAGCATTAATCTCGGCAATCTCTCTGCGAAGTCTGGCCTCGTGCCGGCACACCCACATCTCAGCGCCAGCCTGACCGGAAGCGAATGTGGTGCAGTTCCGTTGGCGCTTGCATCTCTGCTCATACGGCAGGTGGTAGTCGAGCAGGATGAACCAGGCGCCGTTATCGACGCGCTGCTCAAGCCTCGCCACCCCTGTGCTGCCAAGCGCAAGCATGCGCGGCGGCCCTTCCTGGTGTTGGTAGGCCTCGGTCCAATGAAACCCCTCAGGCAGGGTCACGCAGCCATCCTGTGCTCGTAGAACGGGTGACGCTTGTCGTCGAAGATCGCCTGCAACGCCTGGAGGTTGGCCGGATCGGGATTGAGCCAGGCGTCGATGTGCTCGGGCTTGATGTTGATGATGGTCCGATCGTGCCCAACTGCTGCCACCTCGGGCTCCGGCTCATCGGTGATGGCCGCGAAGCTCAGCAGGTCCGGCTGCTCGCCGGCGGGATCTGTCCAGCGGGACCACAGGCAGGCCACCAGCATTGGCTCGCGGTCGCTGGGCTGGAACTGCACCACACGGTTCTTGCGGTCCGGCCCCTCTACGTTCTCGTAGAAGCGGCCGACGACCACCAGGCCGTGGGTGTAGCCGAACTGCTCGCGCCAGAAACCCTGCAGGTTGTCCCGGCGGGCGTTGTAGGTGCCGGGATACTTGGTGTCGTAGATCGGCGGCTTGCCGGCGGGTCGGCACTGGTAGCGCATCGGTTTGATGACCCGCTGGCCGCCCTCGGAGACGATCACCGGCGCGTAGTAGCCGGGGAAGATGCGGTAATCCCGCGCCTTGGGCTCGGTCCGCTGCAGGTCCGCGATGCGGCCCTTGATCTGCTCGATCTTGGTGGTGGCGATGCGCTGGTCTGTCGCGGCCTTTTTGGTTGGCTTGCCGCTGGCCAGCACCCGCTCGGCGTCTGCCAGGCGCCGGGCCTGCTTAAACAGCTCCTGCTCCAAGGCCTGCATGTCCTCGGCGTCCCACACGGCCAGCTCTGCGGCGATCGCGGCCACGCCGCCCTCCCCGCCTGCGCGGAATGCATCGTCCATCGCCTTCGGCGTCTTGGGTCGCTTCTCCGCCTCTCCCTGCCTCAGCCAGAGCTTCGAAAACTCCTCGATCGACATGATCGCGCCGAAGTTGCGCACCAGCTTCCGGTAATCGGCCTGGATCTCAGCGGAATAGCACATGGCGGTCACTCAACAGTCGCGGTCGCCGTTCTCCAGGCCATGCCAGGCCAGGATCTCATCGAGCCGCCGGGAGACGAATTGAGCATCGTCGCCCGTGATGGCGCCGTCCTCGATGACGTCCGCCATGCCGGCGAACGCCTGCCAGAAGTGGCACCGGTCGGGGCTGCTCTTCAGCAGCGGCTGCACCGCCGCGTCGAGGTTTTCCAGATGGGTTCGGAGTTCGGATCTGTCCATGCGGCCAGTATCGGCCGGCCCGTCTCACCGCTTGAGACGTGGCCCCGTAGACTGCGACCAATGGACAACAGCGCCGGCCTCTTCGAACAACTGCAGCAGCGGCTGGCGTGCGCCTCCGAGCCGCTGGAAGTGCTCAACCAGTTCGAAGCGGAGTTGCTGTACGCGTTCCCAGCCGAGGCGACGTCAGTCGTTGAGTTGGTCGCGTCGTGGGGTCATCGCCTCGGCGTTCTGACTCGCGAGGATATAGACGGCTTCGTGTAGGGCCCCGGCCCGGCGCTGCTCAGGCGCCTCGCTGCGCAGGGTGGAGCCGTGAGCACCACCCTGCGCACGGCGCAAGTTAGGGAGAAGCACAGATCGTGTAGATGTTGACGATCGTCGGCCCGTTTACGTAGCCGTAGGTGCGCCACCCATTGCCATTCGGATAGCTCCCCACAAGGGAGAAGCGGCCGGCGTTCATGGACAGAGTTCTGCCGTTGTTCTCGGGCTGGCCACCGACAAAGGTAACTGCGTTCGGGGAGCCGGTGTCCCAGCCGCCAGAAATCGGCGTAAAACCTGCAGGGCACTGGGGTGTCGCATCAACGGTCTGACCACCCGCTGTTCGAGCATATCCTTCAACAACTCTCTGGTACGTGGCAGCTTCGACTGAGGAAGCAGCAAGCAGAGCAAGAGCGAATGCGGGGGCAATCAGGAATTTCATAACAGCTCCAGGGATTAGGGGAGCCGGCTAGAGCTTGCTCGGAGCTCCGCGGGCTGAGCGGCCAATGGCCCCGCGACCGGCAATGGAAGACTGCCAGCGACATGGGATTTCACATATCGGGCTGTGACGCACAGAGGGGTCAGTTTTTCCCTCAATCCTCCGGTGTGCAGGCGCCGGGCAAATGAACGTTTTTTTCCAGTCGGCCCGCCAAGCATGTTGGTAACGCGCCGAGATGATCTCGCGCCACCGGCAAGAGCCGGTGCAGCTGATCTGGAGAGAATGCAATGCACCCACTCATCGCCGCAGCCGCGCTTCTTGGCGCCGCCCTTCCCGCCTTTGCCGCTGAACCGTTGCCGGTGAAGTTCGGCCAGACAACCCAGCTGCATCAGGAGATATCGGCCGCCGGCGAGAGCCTGGATGCCTTCGTCACCCGCATCGCGCCGCGCGCCCGCGCAGCCTCGGTGAGCACCCGGACCGTCGTGTGCGGCGAAATCCTGGGCGCGGGGCCGTACAGCCTGACGCTCAAGACCGATGGGCGGCAGGATTGGTGCGAGGTCCCGAAGACGGCTGCGCCGTACGTCCTGGTCAACGGCATCGCCAAGGACGCTCACGAAGACCACATCCAGGCCATCTACTACCGCCGGCCGGGGTACCTGATCACGCCCTGGAGCATCAAGTTCCAGGACCGCAGCGGCGTGCGCAAGGTGGACCAGGCCGGCCGCTGATGTAGAACAGCCGCGTGCTCAGGCTGCCGCCTGCTCCGCGGTCGCCAGGCTCGCGGCGATGGCGCTGTTCGTAGCCGCCTTGATCAGCGCCTGGAGCTTCCAGCCGGCCAGCTCCTGCGTTTCCTCCGCTCCGGGATAGCGGATGGCATAGGTCGGGGCGATCAGGTCGGCGATCGGCGCCGCCAGCACGCCTAGGGCGGCGCCGCGGTCCTCGACCTGGAACGTCACCGTGCCGGTATCGTTGATCGGGTTCCAGATGATCGTGATCTGCTGCGCGATCGGGTCTGCATCCGGATCGGGCGTGACCACATTGGCGTCGTAGGCCGCGCGCGTGGCGGCCTTGATGCCTAGCAGCAGGTGCACGCCGGGTTCCTTGACTTTCTCGCCAGCAACCTGGACGGACTGCCCGGTGGCCGGGTCGGTTTTGGTGGTCGCTGGCGCTGTGATCTCGTAGCTGCGGCCGATTAGGTCGCTGATCTGCACGGTGAGCACGCGCAGGAAGGATCGCTCCAGCGTCTGCATCCAGCCATCCGGATGCGGTTTGGTGGTCATCTGCTCGAGGTGGAATTCGACCGACCCGTCGTTGGTCGCCGGGTCCCATCGGATCTCGATGCGGGGCGACACGATCCTGGTCTGCGTGCCGAAGGTAGGGTTTTCGCTGATGAGCATGGTCAGTATCCAGTGACGTCGAGGATGGGAGAGCGCACCCACGCCTGGCCGTAGTTGCCAGGTGGCGGCTGAGGATTGTTGTTGGTGCCGGTGTTGATTGCTTGCGCCGTCTCGATCACGCCGATAGACGCGACATTGCCGTTGATATTGACGACGCCCTTGCGCCACAGCAGCTGCATCTGCCATTGCGGGCCGCCGCCGACCAGACCGCCGATGGCCAGCATGATGTTGCCAGTGGAGCCGGCCAACGCGGCGTAGGTCCGCCCAGCCGGCAGGGTGATCGACCCGCCCTGATTGGCATTGCCCTGCAGCAACGCCCGCACCTTCATGTATTTCAGCGTGGCGTCGAAGTGCACCTCACCGGTGTCGGGATTGGTGACCACCAAGTAGTCCCGCCGCCCGAAGTTGGGATAGTCGAAGACCATGGCAGTGAAGCTGCCGCTGGTAGTGAAACCGGTGAAGGTGAAGCTGTTCCCGCTCTGGGTTCGCGTGGCGAGCGTGGCATTGTTCTCACCCAAAAAAGCAAGAACTGGATTGGTGCCGGTGACCGTCAGGCTCCACGTCTTCAAGACGCCACTACCGGTGGGAGTTATCGTCTGCGTGGACGCCTTCGCCAAGTTCTTCCACGTCTCGGAGATCACGACCCGATTCGGGCCGGCCTCGAAGATTGCATAGGCCATCAGAACCTCCCATAGAACAGGGTGCCGCCGGCGCGCGCACCGAAGTTCGCCGCCGGTGACGACCAACTGATCGTGTTGCCGTCATCGCTGACGTACGGCAGCAGGCTGTTGCCTGCGCCTGTGTCGGCAACGAACCAGTAGTACAGCTGGTTGGCGCTCCCCGTGACCGGCACCGGCACCGAGCCATTGCTGCCGCTGGCAATCGTGATCGCGCCCATGTGCTGCGTGAGCAGATCAGAGTCGGGCTGATCGGTGATCTGCAGCAGCACGACGCCCGTGTCGGCGTCGTTGATGATCAGGACGTTGGTCATGTCACTCCGTATCCGAGTGCCACCACACGGCGGCCGTTGGGCGCGTAGGCGTAAAACTTCCCGCCGACAAACTCATTGCGGCCGCCGCCAGGTGTCGCGCCGATGATCTCGACCACGTCGGCGGAAAACGTAATCTTGCCGATGGTCCCGTTGTTGACCGACCGCATTCCAATCACCCGGTTATTGACATCCAAGGCCCACGTGTACGATGCCTCGTAGTTGGCAACGCCGTTTTCCACACTGGTGATCCTGGTGCTCATCGATTGAGTGACCTGAGCGAACTTGGCCTCGACGCCCTGGCTTCCTGGACTGTATGCCGACGGAGTGCTTCGCCCGGCAGGCACCTGCTCGACCATCAGTTGCGAGTACCAGGCGTAGGGCCGAGCTTCCGCGGTGAATAAGACATGCAGGCCGACCCGCAGGTAGGCGGCGTTGGCCGGCATATCGGCAATCACAAACTTACGCGGCAAGTTGGACAGCGCAGGATTGGTGACCGCGGGGGGCGGCACCGTCTCGACGTAGGATTGCGCGATGAAGCCCTTATTGCGGTCGTACCACGCCAACACCAGCTGCGCGTTACACCTGAACGCGTTAACCACACTGCTCACGATGTAGCGCTTGCCCGGTTCCACTGCAACGTAGGGCCCCACGGTCTGAGTCACGTTCCCTGCGCCGACCACACCGGGATAGGTCACCATCATCCCGCTGAGGCCAGTCGGCAAATAGAAATTGCCGTCGCCAATGCTGCCGTTGTTAGCCACCACCACGATCGGCAAGCCCGACGTGTTGATGCTGATCGTCCAGCCGATGTTGTCGGCCTCCAGGCTGGAATTGGGCAGCAGGTTGCCGCCTCCACCGGTCTGGCTTCGCACGGAAGTGAGTGCCGTGGATTGGCTGGTGACCTCGTTGCCAATCTGCGTCACCTGCGTTTGCAACGCCTGCAACGCACTGGCGTTGGCCTTGCCCGCCAGCGTGGACTGCACGGTGCTGATCAGCTGCGACAGCGACGAGATGTTGTTCTCGGCTTGGGTCAGCCGCGTGTTCATCGCCTGAACTGCCGACGCATCAGCTTTGCCGGCGAGGCTCGACTGCACGCCGCGCACGTCTCTGGCAACAATCTCCAGCTCCTGCTCGATCTGCTGCACGTCGGTGGTGACCTGCTGCATCGCCACACCGATCGCGCCCACCGCCTCGGCCAAGCTGGCGTACTGCCCGATCGAGGACCAATAGGCCGTGTCGGTGATCGCCTTTCCCACCGGCACGTCCTGCTTGGCCACGTACAGCCCACCGGCATGCTTGACGATTGAGCCCGCCGGCCACGCCTGATCCACCCACTCCGGCGCCTCGACCAGCGCCTGCAGGTTGGCCAGATCCTGGGCCTGCTCCAGCAGCTGCTCGGCCAGTTCTTGATCTCGCGCGACTGCTTCCAGAAAGCCCTGCCGGATCTCCTCGGTGGTCTGGTCGATCGCCTCCCGCATTTCCTCCTGCAGCTCGCCCAGGTTCTTGCCGAGCGTCTTGGTGACGTACTTGGCCGCCACCGACAGCGTGCCGTTGGTGTTGCGCGAGCGGATAGCGAACGTCCACTTGCCCGAGGCCGGAATGGGCGAGTCGAACGCACCGGTGTGGTAGCCGCTGTCGCCAACCGGCGTCATGGCATCCCACGCCGGCATCGGCGCGCCCTGCTCCGGCGCCTGGGCATAGCGGATCTCCGCGCCGGCCAGGTTGGCTGACCGGATGGTGTCGTTCCAGAAGCCCCACGTGTAGCGGCGGATGCCGCCGGAGATCTCCTCCACGTCGAACAGGTCGTAGTTCACCGGCGGTGCGTCGGCGCCGATGGTCGTGAAGATCAGCGAGGCACCGATACCCATCTGCCCCTCAGGGCCGAACGGGCGCACATTGACCGTGTAGGTGCCGGCGCGCGGGATCCGCCACCGCGCCGTGCGGGTGCGCGTCTGCGCCACTTCCTGCAGCTCGCCGTTGCCGTCCGACGCCGAGGCATAGACCACCGCGTGATCGAAGGGGCCGGTGATATCGAAGGTGGCCACCAGGTCCGTCGCGGTGACGTCGCCGATGGTGACCTGGTCCTCACCGATCGCAAGATTGCTGACGATCGGGCGCGTGGCTAGCGATGAGCCACTCTCTGGCGGCTGGTACACACCCGTCTTGACGTAGGTCCAGAACTCCGGCGACTCCGGTACCACGCTGATGCTGGCGCCCTTCAGATCGCTCTCCGGCTCGATCGCGACCACGCGGCCGACGTAGCCTGGCGTGGTCTTGAAGTCGTAGATCCAGATGGTGTCGTGCGCTGGATTGTCCTGCCAGCCACCAGAAACCATGGCGTCGTCATAGCCTTCGCCAGGCAACGCAGCGTCATCCGGCCACTCCTCCACCAGCTGGATGGTGTCGGTCGCTTCGGTAAAGCTGCGCACGCGGAACGTGCGATAAACCGCTTCCCCAGGAATTCGCAGGCCGATGAACGCATTGCCCGATGTGGGCGGCGGCACCGGCTCGTCCAGCGTCAGGGTGACCGTGCCCAGCGGCGGGCTGCGCTCGGCTGCAACGATCCGCCCGCCGAAGCCCCACTGCGTGACGTCGTGGGACAAGGCCACCTTGGCGAGTCGCCGGACCGTCAGATACTCGGTATCTAGCGCAAAACTGATGTCCTTGTACTGGAAAAGGCTCTGGCCTAGGTGGTAGCGGGCCAGTTCCGCCGCATGCTGCTCCCGGGTGACACCTTCTCCAGTCAAACGCGCCGGACTGAGCATATCTTCGATGTCGACGCCAGGGGCAGCTACACGCACCATCTCTACTTTCTGCGTTGTGCTGTCGAAATAGCTGTACTCGATGCCGTCGGCTGCGTTGGCTAGCGTGTAATCGACTGCAAAGCTTCCTTTCTTCATCGTGGCCATGTTGACCACGCCCGACAGCGGCTGTTCGTCCGCGGCCCACACCACCGACAAGCGACCACCGGCCCAGGTGGTTTGCCCCATGCCGGCAAGAGCAATCGCCTGTAGCACCTCGTCGTGCGTGCGCTCTTCTGTCAACCAGTAGTCGTAGGTGTAACCGTTCGCCTCACAGTGCGCCATGAAGCCCTGCAGCGACTCGATGTCGATTTCCTCATCGCTCTTGCCCATGCCACCGATGAGCCTGCCGTTTTGGTCGTAATAGCCGCGGGCGTATTTGAGGATGTGGGCGCCGTTGTTACTGGTTTCCTCCGTTACCCAGGACCCATTGCGCCATACAGGGATCGGCGCGGCAACGTGCTCTGCACGCAACTCGTCGGGCTGCCCGTTGAGCTGGCCGGTACCCTTCATCAGGATGCCGCTGCGCGAGATCCCGGCGTAAGTCGCGGTGTCAGCCTGCACGCTGCCCATCGTTGACCACTGGAAGTCGTTGCGCTGGGTGTTATCGCCTTGGTAGTTGCCCTGCCCCAGGATGCGCACGCGCACGTCGTACTGGCCCTTAGCCACATCCGCCGACACGGTGGCGCGCTTGCCGACGTCCAGCTGGTCGCCGGTGAACGTCTGTGTGGCCAACGTGGACCAGATGCCGGTTCCCGCCGGCGCGTACTGCACCTGCACGGTCTCAGACACGTCGTACTTCTTGCCGGACGTGCCTACGCCGCCCAGCACGTATTCCAGGTTAATCTGGATACGCACGGTGTCGGCGCTGGTGGTGCGGGTGACGAAGTCGGCCGTATCCGGTAGCTCGCCGCCGTCGGTAGTGTCCACGTTGCTGTATAGCGGAATGGTTTCATCCGGCATCTGGCTATAGCCGGAGTGGTAGACGCTCACACCCTCATAGCTGGACAGCGGCGTGCCAGCATTGGTGAATCCGCCTACGCGGCCAACGCCGATGCCCGGCGTCAGCACCATTCCGACGTACTGGTTGTCGCCCTCGTAGAATGTGTAGGGCTTGCTCGCGAAGTCGGGGGCGATCAGCATGCGGCCGAATAGCAGGCCCAGCGGCTCATAGGGGCGCAAGCGGTTGCGCGGCGCCCCTAAGCTGTAGACGGTGCCCGCCGTGCTCGGCCCGGCAGGGCTCTCGACCTTGGGCCCGAGCGTTTTATTGATCAGGATCGAGCCGGCCACAAAGGCTGCCGTGTATGCGACGGCCGCACCGGTGGTGCCCAAACCCGCCGCCCAGGTCGCACCTGCGCCACCGGTGAAGTAGATCAGCGCGGCCATGGCCACGATGTACAGCGCGTTCCTGCCGACCGCGCCGCGCACTTCGATGACCTGGCCATCCTTCGGATAAACGTACGGCCACAGGTGGCGCGGTACGACGCGCCCACCGATGGACACCGTCCACTCGCCCTGGTCCAGATCGATCACGTGCCGATGCAGGAACTCGCAAAGGCGCTCGCCCGGCCGCAGGTCCATGGCAATGTGCCGCTGGCCTTCCAGCGTGACCGGGTGCGGCGTCAGCACCAGCTGGCCGTCACTCGCAGGCGTGGTCATCAGACCCATGTGTAATACCCCTCGATCCTTGCGCCGTAATCCGGCAGCTCGCGCACGCGGTGCAGCCAGCTGCTGCCGAGTGCGCTGGTTGTGTGAAGCACCCAGCCCTCATGGGCCAGGTAGAAGAAGACGCCAACGTGCCCGGGCCGGCTTTGGCCCTTGTCGAACATCAGCACCAGGTCGCCGTCGACCGGTTTATCGGTTGGCACGGCGTAGGCGCGCGACAGCTCTCCAAGGGCCGCCTGCCCCGCAGCACCGCGGGGACGCCGCGCCGGCATCTGCACCTCACGACCGAACAGCTCGCGCTGCACCTGCACCACAAGGTCGGCGCAGTCGTAGGTGGCGGCGTCATACGGGATGTTGAGAAAACGCTCGACCTCGCTGGCGCGCATCAGAAGATCCCCGGCAGCACGTGCGGGTTCGCGCGCAGCTTCACCGCCTGCTGGCGCATGAAGAAGTCGACGCCGATCTGCGCGGTGATTAGCGGGCCGGCAGCGCGCACCTGCGTGAGCGGAAGGTAGAACCGTCGAGCAATGACATCGGGCTGAGCGCGATCGGTGATCAGCACCCGGCACATCACCATCTCGTTTGGTTGCAGGTGCTCCAGGTCATCGGTGATGCCGCGACCGACGTTGTCCACCTCAAGCTGTGCGCGCGGCGTCTGCCCATTGGCGTCCGTCGGCGGCGTGAAGCGGAACTGGCACCCAAAGTACGTGTTGCCGTTGCTCACCCAATCCTGCGTGTCGTTGGCGATGCGCAGAACCGCGCCGAACGACGGCGCCGTCATCTCCAGCAGCTCCAGCGGCCCAGCGGGATCCGTGACGCGCTGCCTGCGTTCGAGGAATGTGCTCATCGCCGATACTCCAGGACAGCCTGTCGCGTGCCCTGGGTGAACTGGGCATTGGCGGCCTGCAGGCGGCCAACGGCGCCACCCTTGAAGCGCGCCGAGATCTGCTTACGCGTGCGTGGATGCACCATGTCGAAGTAGCCCACACGACCGATTTCATCGAAGTAGAAATCGTCGAACGCGTCCATCGATTCGGCCGTCAGGAACACCATGGTGACGGGCAGCTCCACCATGACGCGCGTGTTGACGATTGCCTGCTTGGCCGGGCCGCGCTCCATCTCGGTGCGCTGTACGGACGGGTCCGGTTCCTCGCCGAGGTCGGTGGCCAACAGTCGAATGTTTGGGGGAAAGCTGGCCACTAGGCACTCTCCCCCGCTGTAGCTTTGGAGGCCATACTCAGTCCTTAAATCATTGATGAGGTGCTGCGTGGATGAGAAAGAAATCGACTTCGACGCCCTGGGACGACTGGCGTCGCTCAACGTAGCCGTGGCTTTTGCACTGGCGGCCTCAATCCGCGAGCACGATGACCCGCGCGGCGCGGCATTTGACGTCATGTCGGCCATGGAGGAGCAGGTAGCTGACACCATCGCCAAGCTCCGCGGCATGCTGTCCCAAGAGGATCAAGCCAGACTGGACCACGGAGCTCGGCATAACACGTTGGCAATCGGCAAGATCGTGGACGGCTTCCTGACGAACATGGGCGCGCCTCCGCGCGAGTCGGAATAGGCGATCAGCGCCTATCCCGGACGTCGAGTCGTCCCTTGATCCCCGCATAGGTGGCGCCGGTGCCGGCGGCAATCCGACCTCCAATCGCTTTGTCGACGGCGCCAACCAGCACCTCCAGATCAACGCCACCGCGATCGTTGCGTGTGGCGGTCGCAGTGGTTCCGGGGGGAGCGTTGACGACCTTAACGTTGACCTCCACCCCAGCACCCGAACCAGAACCACCCGAAGCCATTGGCGCCGGCGGGACTGACGGTGGTCCAACGTAGCCGCCATCTGCATACCCATTGAGGCTATCGAGATAGCCACGCCCGAGCCGACGCGTGGAGTCCGCATTGATCACGTACTCGCCACGATGAACCACACCTGCCGGCTCATACTTGCCGCCGTCACCTGTGTAACCGCCTGACGCGTAGCCGCCAATCATGCTGTTGAACAAGCTGCCGGTGATCGATTGGGTGCCCGTGCTGACGGCGGCGGAACCTGCAGCCCCAACGCCCCGTCCCATGAACGCGCCAATCAGGCCGACCGCCTGCTGCTTGAACGCGTAGCGCGCCAGGTCGGCAATCATCGAATCGATCAAGCTGCTGAAGGACAGCTTCCCGGTCTGCGCCAACCGCACGAACGCGTCTTCACCTGCGCTGAGGCCGTTAGCCAGAAACGTGCCGGCCTGCTCCGACGCGTTCTGCGCGGCGAAGACGTAGTCCTCCCACACTCGGGTGAAGCCACTCCGCCAATCACCGAGCAACTGCATGCGCTGCTGCTGGTAATTGCGCTCGATGTCGAGCGACCGTTCCTTGCTCGCCTCCAGCAGGGCGACCTCGTTCTGGTACTCGCCTTGGCTGAGCGGGTTTTGCCCCCGCTGCTCCTTCTCCAGCTTCTCCCGTTCGCGCAAGTACTCGCGCTGGATGTCCAGCTGCCGCTGCAGCATCTGGGTCGCATCAGCGCCGCGGCCGATGCCCATCAGGTCGACGTCCGACTGCTCCTGCCGCTGCTTCTCCAACTGTGCAAGGCGTTCGGTAAGTGCTGCCTGCGCCACCAGGTCGCGCTGTGTCTGCTTCGCCTTCTCAGCCTGTGCATCACTCGCCTGCAACAACGGGATAGCAGCTTTGAGTGCCTCGCGCTGCGCCGCAGTCATCGTATTGGTCTTGTCGGCCAACAGCTGCTGGGCTTGGATCACCAGTCGGTCGCTGGTCGTGACCTTGTCGCCGCTTTCTGCCAGCTGCTGGTTGGCGGTGATCTGTCGCTGAATACTCGCTACGAGGCTTTGCGCCGCGTTGTCGTCCGTGTTCGCCTTGCCGACGCCCTCACGCTGATTGAACTGCTTGTCCACCTGCGCATTCGACTGCGCGATCAGTCGTTGCATCGATCCGTCGAAGTGCCGTGCGTCGCTGTCTGGAAGCTTGTTGTAGATCTCGATGATCTTGTTGAGCGCGGCCTGCTTTGCGCTCGCTCGATCCAAGCCCGCCATTCGAGCGTTCAGAGCTTCGGATGCAGCCTTCTCAGCTGCTTGGCTGTCGTGCAAAACCTTGTTGTAGTCCTCGACCGCCTTACGGTTGTCGGGAGCCTCTTCGTTGATAGCCGCCGGCAGTCCATATGGATTGCGCGCCTGAGCCGACAGCCGGCCCATCTCATCCTTCAGGCCGGCCAAGAGGGCGAAGCCGGTACGCGGACCTGCGCTGGCCAGCTTCGCGATCCAGGAATCTTGCAGCCCGCTGTTCCGGCCCACATCCGTAAGCGCGCCGCTGAAATTGACCAGCGCCCCCCAGGCGCCGCTGATCTCGTCCTTGATGGTGCGCCACCCCTGCGCCATTCCGGGCATTACAGCCTCGGTCTGGTTCGCGACGTTGATAGATCGCTCGTAGTACAGCTGCAGCGCTTCGGCGACGGCCTCCTGCTGCCGCCCCTCTTCCTGCAAGGTGATGATCCGCTGCAGCTGCGCGGTGTTGAGGAAGCCCTCCTGCCTGTTCAGCTCCACCAGCGCATCGACCGGATCACGCGCGATGCGCTGGAATGCCTCGACCGTCTTGCTCGTAGCCTGGCCCGTGGACGCTTCCATGCGCGCAGCTGCTTCGGACACCATCAAGAACTGCTTGCCGGCGAACTGGCCCGATGCGGCCACCGCGGTTAGCGCATCCACCGCGCCGCCGCGAGTAACCCCGGTCAGCTTGTCCAGATCCGACACCAGGCCGCGGAACTGCCCACCGCTGATGTCCGCATTGCGTCCGGTGAGGATGAGATTCTTCTGGAAGTCGAACAGCTCATCCTGGCTTTGCTTCAGCGCTACGGCCATTGCCAATGCGGCGGCAGCAGACACGGTCATCGGATTGACCATGCCCATCACGTAACCCGTCACCGCCTTCGCCGCCGGGCCGATTCCGCCGAGCTGGTCCTTCAGCTGGCCGCCCTGCTGGATCGCCACCATCCAGATCGGTTGCCCGCTCACGATGCTGGTGACGATGTCCGTCATCTGCGCCGGGATCATGCGCAACGCAGCGGCTGTCTGGCGCGCCGACATCGCGTACTGCTCGTTGGTGTTCTTCGACTTCAGCAGGGCCTGCCGGCTGGCCTCGATCTGCGCCTGGTACTGCTGCATGACCTGCGGCTTGATGAGGCCGAGATCGCCGGCACGCTCCAGCCGCTCCTCCATGTCGGCCAGGCGATTGAGGCCGGCCACGGTGGGATCGATCTGCGCCAATAGGCGCTTCAGGTTGATCTCCTGCGCTTGCGCCGCCGCCGCTGCCTCGCGCGCCTGGTTGGCGGTGCGTGCCTCTGCCTCCTGCAGTGCGCGTGCCCGCGCGACCATGCGCTCCTGCTCGGTGCCCGCCCGCGACAGCGCCGCTGCCTGGTGATCCAGCCCGGCAGCCGAATCGCGCGCCGCCTCGGCCAGTGCGCGGTCCGACACGTTGGCCGTGCTCTGCGCCTGCGCATATGCCATGGCCTGCTGCGCCACGCTGCGGTAGCGCGCCTCCTGCTGCTCCAGCTGCTGCTCCAGCTTCTGCGATGCGCTGGTGGTGGCAGCGGCACCGGCAGCGGCGTCCTTGCCCGCAGCGCTGTACGCCTGCAAGCCTGCGGCGGTACCGGCCAGCCGGCCCTCCATGGCCACCAGCGCGCTGACGATCTCCGCCTGCGCGCGGTTCATGCCCTGCAGCTCGGCAATGACCGTGCCGGTGCCGGCGCCGATCCGATCCAGCGCGCCGCCCAGGCGGTCGCCCAGCACCACGGCAGAGCGGTCGATCGAGCGCGACATCGATTGGAAGTAGCGCTCCAGCCGGTCCGCCGAGCCACTGGCCTTGTCGGCGGCGGCCGCGTTCTGATCGAGCGCCTTGGTGCTTTCCACAAGGCCACTCGAATCGACCCGATAGCCAAGTTCGGCGATATCCATCAATCAGCTCCAGGTGTTGCTCGGTTCGGGCGGCCGCTCACGCGCCGCTGCTTGTTCTTCGCGCACTGCGCGCAGGTAGGCGTCGTCCATCGCCATGAGCATTGCCACCTCATGCGGCACGAGGTCGCAGCCGGCCAGCTGCTGCCACGCGTGCAGCTCGACGTAGGACAGAGCCTCCGGGCCGCTACCGCGCCGGCCGGAGAGCAGCCAAAACCACTCCCAGACGTGTGCGGCTTCTTCCGGCATGTCCACGTCCGGCGCCGGCTGCTCGAAGCGCGCATTGCGCGCGCGTCGTGTCTCGCCCTTCGCATCCGGCATGTCGTACCGGACAGTCAGATACGTGGCGTCAGATATCCGCATCTTCAGCGCTGCGAAAAAACTCGGCGCGGTTGCCCAGCTCCACCTCCAGCTGGTCGCCGATCCACGGCAGCTCCTTCAGCACCTTGCGCAGGGATTCGTCGGTCAGAGCGGGCTTCGCACCGTGGAAGGTCAGGTCGCCCAGCCATTCCCAGGCGCCCACTGAGGCGACCAGCATGTCGGTGCGGCCCTGCTCCATCTTGGCCGCGGTGACCTTGCCCCGGCCCTGCAGGCGGTCGTCCAGCGCCTTGCGGCTGGCTGCGCGCACCTTCGGGTGGCTGTCGGGCAGCAGCGTGATGCGCAGGCCCACAGGAGCCTCGGTGGCGGGATGCTTGATGTCGATGGCGCGCTCGGCGGCCACGATGGTGGTCAATTCAGTCATGGGTGATCCTTTGCGATCGATCCGGGAGGTGAAGCAGGGGAAGCCGGCCGGATCAGATCCGGCTTGTCAGGCGGCCGCCCTATCCCCTGCTGTTCGGTTACGGGGTGACGGGCGCCGGAACCTCGATCGGTTCCTGGTTCAGTGCCAGCGCGTAGACGTGCAGGACGAAGTCCTCATTGCGGCCGCCAGGCGTGCGCGGACCGGCGACCAGGCCCCGCATGTACTCGGTTTCGCCACTGGGGCGCTCGACCTTGAATGCGTAGGCGCTGGCGACATTCGGCCGACCTGCGGCACGCATGGCGATCTGTCCCGGATCTGCCAGATTGCGGGCCATCTCCACCTCGGGGTCGCCGGCGTTCGAGATGCCCTTCCCCTTCAAGGCCACCGTGGTGTCCCAGGTGTCGTAGGTGACGATGTTGGTATTCAGGCCGCGCTCGCCGACGCTGCCGACCTTGGCGACCGGGACGTAGGTCAACGCCTTGAATTGGGCCTCGGTCAGGTCGTTGTCCTGGGGCGTGACGCAGATGTAGAGCTTGGAACCGCTGTTGGTTTGTGCCTCAGCCATTGCTGATATCTCCTCGCGTTGGGCATAAAAAAACCCGCCACGGGGCGGGGTTAGGGAACTGCTGCTGGGTGGCGACTACACGAAGCCGCGCCACATGATGGTCACCGGATGCATGTGCCGCTCCGGGTCTTGGATGATGGTGGAGGTCCAGGGCATGCGGTACACGCGCATGCCGGCGAAGGTCGTGCCCTTGGCGAAGGCGGCGATGATCTGATCGGCGATGAGCGTGCCCACCACGATGCCGCCGCCGGGGCGGTAGCACGCTGCCAACTGCCCGAAGCCCTGCAGCAGCGACGGGCCTTCGTCGGCCATGCCGTAGTTCTGCGTTTCGTTGGGGAACCACTGCAGCTCCAGCCATGCGCCGTCCCTCGGCGTGGTGAAGGCCAGGCCCGGATAGGAGCACGGCAAGCCCTGCGCCGCGGCGAAGGTACCGACCAGGCCGGCGAAGGCGTCATAGATCGCGGTGTTGCTCATGGGATGCGTGCCTTCACCTTGGCGGTGACCTCATTGACGATGAAGTCCCAGTTCTGCGCTGCGGCGCGCATGAAGCCCTTGCCCGCCTGCTCGTACTGCCTGCCCAGGCTGTCCTTGCCGCTGAAGCCATGTTCCATGCGTAGCGCATAGGCTGCAGTCCAGCCAGCCCATACCGACTCGCCCAGCTGCAGCGCTGCGAAGACCAGCGCAGGGTCGCCGCCCTCTGACGTGGCCGGGCCGTCCTTCGACGCCACTGCCGAGTTGCGCAGGAAGCCAGTGTCCACCGGCATGCGCCCGCCCCTGCTCTCCGGCGTGTTCGCTTGGTCCATCACCGCCTGTGCGGACTCGCGAAAGATCGCCTCCTGCCGCTGCTTCGCCTTCTCCGTGAAGGCCCGCACCTGGTCACCGAACTTGCTTGCCACGTAACACCTCCGCCGTCATGTCGATCCGGAACTGCTTCGTGCAGCGGCAACCGACGATCTCGTCTGCGCCGGCGCCGAGGCTTGTGTCGCCCGGGTAGTTCATCCGCGCGCCGCTCGGCGATTCGAAAGGCTCGCCGAAGATCCGCCGCTGCCCGTTCATGGCCTTGTGCGTGTGCCGCGTGCGTTTGTCGCCGGTGTCGGACCATGTGCCGATGACGTTCTCCGCAGCCAGCGCCCCCGATTCGATCTGCTGCCGGTACGCCTCTTCCCGCCCAGCGTTCATGCTGCTGATCGATTCGGTGCGGGCGATCATCTCGCCGCGCAGCTGCAGCAGCCTGTCGGCGTAGCGGCCTGCGATCTTGTCGATGTCGGCCTGCGACACCGGCTTGCCGGCGGCGATGGCGCGCTTGACGATCCCATCCAGGCGCTTGTCCCGCCGCTGCCGACCGAAGTACTTCGCCATTTCGCGTGGGTCGCCGCTGGCCAGCTGCTGCCGCATGTTCGTGACGAACTGCCCCTGCTGTGCCGTCAGCCCCACCATGCCGCCACTGCGCCGGCCGTTGGTGCCCACGCGCCCAACGATGTCGAGCGCGCTCTGCCGAGGGTTCCGCCCGGCCGTCATGCCCTGCACCAACACGCCGCGTATCAGCTCCCGCTGGTCGTTGACGATGCCGGTGACCAGCTTGGACGACGCCTCACGCAGCCACCGCTCCGCCGCTGGGTTGCGCAGGTCGAACTTCGGGCGCAGCGCTGGCGACTGCACGGCGGTCCTCGGGCGGTAGTTGCCGGTGATGATCGGATCGAGCGACAGGCGCATCCGCAGCATCTCTGAAACGCCCTGCTGCCCGCCCGCGCTGTATGCGCTGCGCAGCGCCTCGGCCAGATCGGCAAACCGCGGCTCGTCCAGCCCCATGACCGTCAGCACGTCATCTACCCGCCCAGCCTGCAGCAGGTCGGTGATGAGCTGGACGCCCACCTGGTTGGTCACCTCACGGATGGCACGCAGGAACGCATCGCGGATCGCCGGCTCCAGCCGCGTCGCCAGTTGGTCAAGTTGGCGGGCGGTCGTGGCAGCCATCAGCGTCTCGCATGGAATTCGTAGAGCAGCACCTGCCCATCAGGGGAAAGCGGCTGCAGGTCAATAAAGGTAAACAGATCGTTACCCAGCACAATGCGGTCGCTCAGGGTCGGCGCCACGTCGATCGCGGTGCTGATCAGTCCCAGCTTGTCGCCCTTGAGCACCAGGGTGGCGTCCCTGTTGGTGAGGCTGTACTCGAGCTCCACCACCTTGCAGTCGTGCCGAGTGGCTGGACCCTGCTGCGGGTTGTGCGGCGGTCCCGTCAGTGCACCTGCGCGCTGCAGCTGGGCGGCGAAGCCATAGCGGTCGATCAGGCGCGTTGCCGTTGCCTGCAGCCGGTCGTAGAAGGCACTCATCTGCCCAACTTCACTGCGACGGTAATGCGCGCCATGATCACGCCATCAACCAGCTCACCGTTCTCACCCAGCTCAATCTTGTGCACGTAGGGGATGGATTCATCGCCGACCATCACTTTGACCTCCCGCACGCTTCCCGGTCCGGAGTTCTCAGAGTAGATCCGGACGATCTTCTTCTCAGTCATCAGACAACCCTCACTGCTGGGAAAGTGACCGGCGTACGCAACAGCGGCGCCAGGATCTCGTCGATTGCCGGCACGACTGGCCGGTTGGCCGGCTGCCCTGCAGCTCCGCTATCGGCGTAGGTCACCTCGATCGGCCCCACCTTCTCCCGGGTCACCGCCTCGGATGCCACGAAGTCGGGGGACAGGCTCCCCGGCCTGGCCAGCTCCCGCAGTGCCGCCTCATACGTTGCCCGCTCCACCTCGCCAGGGATCTCCTCCGGACCGATAGGCGCGCCTGCGTTGTCGGATGCACCGGTGCGGGGCCACTCGTTGGGCTGGCCCCGCCCTGCGGTACGCACGCCAGGGAACAGGGACTGCCACCGACCCGACGCGAGCAGCACCCGGTACCGGCCGTCGATGTAGTCGGTCCCGCGCACCAGGGCTGCAGTGCGTGCCGCCTCGCTGCCTGCGGCCCAGGCGGTATTGCCCCGGGCCAGGTGATAGTCGTCTGCTCCTGCCAGCGTGCCGTACATGCTCAGCTCCCGGTCTTGGTCTTCTCGTGGTCGTCCAGGGCGGCCTGCAGCTTGTCCACGCCCCAGCGCTTGTCGTGCCTGATGCCGCCGGCTTCCAGCTTGGCGATGAGGTCGACCTTCCGCTGGTCGGCAGCGGTCTGCGCATCGATCACCGCCTGGGCGGCTGCCGCGGCGTCGGCCTTCAGCCTGTCGAGCGCCGTGCTGATGCGCTGCTCGCGCTCCAGTTCCGGCAGCGAGTTCCAGTCCTCCAGGGACAGGGCCGACGCCTTGAAGGCGTGCTGCACCACGTCGTCGCGGGTGACGCTGTCGCCGCCCCCGATGAGCAGGATGCTGTCGGGCAGGTTGAAGGTGCCCAGCAGAAACGGCTCGGCGTCGTCCTTCGATTCGCTCAGCACGTTTGCGGCCAGCCAGGCCTGCACAACGGCGTTCTTCTTGATGGTCGGCCAGTTCGGGACGGTGGCCGGCGAACCCGGGACCAGGGTGGTGCCGTCCGGCAGTGAGAGCGGCGATGTGTGGTTGTTGCTGATTTGCATGTGGTGACTCCGGTGTGGCCCCGGCAGTGACGCCCGGGGCCGTGATGGATCAGATGCCGTCGACGTAGACGACCTGCTTGGGGAGGCGCACGTCCAGGCCGCCCAGGCGCATCACGCCCGGGATGTCCCAGCGCAACGGGCCGGACTGCCACGCGGGCAGGAAGCGGTGCGGCATCGGCATGTGCAGCTTCAGCACATTGGCGTCGTAGCGGTACGCGATCATGCGAGGCACACCGCCGACACCTGCAGTGTCCAAGCCGCGCTGACCGCGCACCGTCAGGGCCTGACCGGTCTGCACGGTGTAAACGTTGTTCGCCAGGAACCATTGCAGGATGGTCATGTCGCTGTTTTCGCCCATCTTGCGAGTGGCGATCAGCAGATAGCGCGACCAGGGAAGCAGCAGTCGATCTGCGATCGCTGCGGTGTTCGTGCCATTGAACACATTCAACAGCGACTGGTTCATGTCCGCGACAATCTCGTCGGGAGTAGCGTTGGGCCAGTCGCCGGTGGGTGCCGCTACCGGGGTCACGCCGGCCGCGTTGAACAGCCCGGTGTAGCCCTTGCTCGCGTCGCCGAACAGCGCGACACGATCGACCATCTCTTCGGAGGCACGGCGCGCGGCGGCAGCGTCCTCGTTGGGCAGGTTGATGCCGAGCAGCTGCGCACGGCCGATCTCTTCCCAGCCATAGCCGTAACCGATACCTGCGGTGTGCACGCCGGTCTGGAACTGAGAGCGGTTGGTGCCGGCCTTCGGGATGTCGTCGGCGTTGCCGTTGATCCAGTCGGCCTTGCCATACTGGTCCTGCGAGTAGTAGGTGACCGACGTGGCGAACTCGCTGCCGGAGGTGTCGACCGGGATCAGGTCGCGGTACTGGATGTCCGGATAGACGGTCCGGTAGACGCCGGGTTCGATGATCGTGGTCTGCGAGACCACGAAGCCCATGACTACCTGGGCGTCGAAGAGTGGATGTGCACGCATGTGACTTGGCTCCTTAGCCGAGACGGACGACGGCCAACTGGCCCGCCGCGGTGGTGCTGGTGTCCCAGCGGGCGCCGGTGATGGCGGTGTTGTTGGTGGCGACGTTGGTGAACGCGCCGGCTGCGGTGAGGTACACCGGCTCGCCAGCAACGACGGCGACGGCGGCGGTCACCCAGATGTCGCCCTTGGTGATGACGCGCGCGGATGCACGCTGCGGGAACAGGTCCAGGCCAGTGGCCGAACGATCCAGCAGCGTGATGCCGACGTACTTCAGGTTGGCGCCGCCGAACGCGACGATGCCCTTCTCTGCCGCGCCCTGTGCCACGGCACGGCCGAACGCGAGACCTGCGACATCCTCGACATTGCGGGAGATGATCGTCGCGGGCAGCATCGTGGCCTGCATGCCGAGCGTGGCTGCAGGCTGGATATCCGGATAGTTGGTTTGCAGTGCCATGGATTAGGCCCCCTGGTTCTTGGTGCGGTAATCAAGGCCGGCGACGGACGCGCCATAGCCGTTGTCCTGGACGACGGTGCGATGTGCGGCGCCATCGCTCAGTGCGCGCGCGACCGGATCGAACGGCTTGACGCCATCGGCGAGGATGTCGAAGCGTGCCTCTATGTAGGCGTCGCCCTTGCCGGCGATGGCGGCGTCGCCGAGCTTGCCGATGACGGCGGTCTTGCGAACGTCCGCATCGCTCTTGCCGCGATAGTCGGCGTCGTGGATAGCCTTGGCCGTGGTCAGCAGGTCGCCACGCGCCTGCACGCGCGCATCCAGGGCAGCGGCGTCCAGCACCTTGCCCTTCAGGTCGTCGATCGCAGCGTCGCGCTTGGCGATCTCCGCATCCTTCAGCGCGAGGGCTGCGGTGTGGTCGGTTGCCTGGCGCGCGGCAACGGCGTTGGAGTCGGAGAGCTGGCGCTGCAGCTTGTCGATGGCCTGGGCGCCGGCGTCGGTGGTCTCGACGGACAGCCCATCGACCAGGACGGTCCGGGTCTTGATGTCAGGCATTGAAGTGTTCCTCTGAGGGTTGTCGTCGCCGATACGAAGGTGTTCACCGCCGCGCGCCCGGTCGACTAGCGCGAGATGGTTGTTGCGGATGTTTCGTTGCACGGCGTCGTACGGCTCGCCTTCGGGTGTCACGCCGTCCTCGAAGACGATCTCGGCGGTGTAGCCCTGGGAGAGCTCGACCTTGCCGGCCTCCCAGTCCGCAATGGCCGCCTTGTCCATGAGCACCAGCGGCACGCGCACGAACTTGTCGTCGTGCCGCACCTCGTCGCCGGTCTGGCCGACTGCGTACTGCTTCCAATTGCTGGCGTCGACCATCACCGGCGGGTGGTCGTTGGTCATCGGTCGGTGCGCGAAGCTGCGCAGCGTGGCGTCAGAGAAGACTTCCTCCGGCGGCCGGTACAGCCGCACGATGGGCATCTCCGGCTTGCCGACCTCCGACCCCAGGTAGTTCTGGATGCCGGTGCGCGCCACCTTTGCGTCGGCCACGAGGTAGCCGTCCGCGGTGCGGCGTGGCGCCGACACCGAGACTCGATCTTTCAGAAACATGGTTCAGTCCTCGCGGAGCTCTTCGAAGATTTCCGGGCCCAGCACGATGCGGCCCCGGTATGGCTCAACCTTCGACAGGTCGATGGGCGCCTTGGTCAGGCTGATGTGCGGGGTGTAGTCCGGAAAGTCGTGCGAGGCGCCTGCCCGGACGATCTCCTCATGGCGCCAAGCGAGCTGCGTGGACGCGAACAGGATCACCGCCGACATACCGCCCAACGGCTCGATGGCACGCGGGCCACCGCGCGGAATGATCAGCTCACCGCTGCTATCGCTGCTCCACTCACTCGCGTTGCCCGCCTTGATCCAGTCGAAACGCTGGCGCGAATAGGCCACCGTCACGTGCAGGTCGTCGGCGACGTCCGTGATGCCCTGCTCCCGTGCCCAGGCTTTGATCTCCGCCGCGTTGAGCACGTCCCGGCGCACATACAGTGAGCGAGGCTCCGCGTCGGTCAGTTGGTCGCCCTGGTTGCGCTGCGTCGCAGCCAGAGCGGCGGCTGCGCGCTCGTCCTCGTCCTGATCCTCCTGCCAGTCCGGGTTCGCCTTGGTGAAGTCGTCCATCGCCGATTCCAGGCCAGGCGCCACGCCCGCCTCGGTCAGCATGTTCACCGCCACCTCGGCCAGCACCTCGTCGGGAATGAGCTTGGTGTCGGAGAGGGTCTTGATCGTGTCGGCCGTGGTCTTGCCGTTGGTGGCGCGCTCGGTGTCGCTGGTCTGCCACAAACTGCGCCAGCTGTAGAACACGTCCGCCGGGCGGGTACCGAGTGCCGAGCGAATCAGGCACTCGTCTGCGATCGAAAGCGCCGGGCCTAGCGTCAGCTCCTGACCCGCGCGGATCCGGTCGTAATAGTTGCGGATGTCCGTCTCGCCGCTGGCATTTAGCCCGCCCGGCGACTGCCCGAGCAGACGCGTGACCGGGATGTCGGCGGCCCCCGAGACCAGCTGCATGAAGGTCAGCAGCACGTCGGGCAGGCCCGCAAAGTTCGCTGACTTCTGCTCGTACTCCTCCTCGGAGTCCATCAGCAGCGTGCCGTTGATCCCCTTGAGCATGGCTGCTAGCTGCACGCGATCCTGTACCTGGGCCTCCGTGACCTTGTCCGAAAGCATCGCCATTAGGTTGGGGATCTTGATGACGTCGATCTTGGCCTCGAACACCAGCGACGCGATGTTCGCGCTCGTACTGTCCGCGCGCTTGACCTCGTCCATGATCGCCATCAGCACCGAGTCGCCCCAGCCATCACCGAGGTCGATATCGTCGTCCGGCTTGTGTGCGCCGTGTAGCACGATGAGCCGTGAGGGGTGGATGCCCACCTGCCCGGTGCTGCTGGTCATCGTGTAGAACGCAGGCTTGCCATAGCTCGGCGACTCCGGGTCGCGATCACGCTCACCGGACTGCAAGTACTTCCGCGTCACCACGTTGAGGTGCCGGATACCACCCTTCTGGATACGCGCCGGGTCCAGCGGCAGATCCGGCCGAGGGTCGCCGGTACCTATGTAGATCGCGGCCCCGCCGAACAGCCGCGCCTTGGTGTGTGCCTCTAGCAGCTTCACCTGCAGGCCAAGCCGCTTCTCCTCCGCCTCGATGGCGCTGATCTGATTCTGATCAGCGTTCCACGTCCGCCAGTTGCGGCAGCTGTCCAGCGCGGGGATGTCGATGATCTTGCGAGCGAGCCAGGTGCCGCGGTAGGCGTTGCACGCATCCACCTCGGAGAGCATCGGCAGGCCGTAGTGCGTCGCGGTCGCCTTGTCACGGGCGGTGCCCAGGTTGGCCACGAGATTGACCAGCCCGTCCTTCAATTGTGCGAGCTTGCCCATCAGAGTGCGTTTCCAAGGTTGTAGGTGCTGCCGGTAACCAGCTCAGCGAATGCGCCAGAGAGCGCGTCCACCTGGTCGTCGTGTTTGGCGTTGGGGAACTCGGCGATCTCGTCGAGGAAGGCCGCCACCCAGGGGCCGCTCACCAGCTTGATGTTCCCGGCCTCGGCCTGTGCTTCCACCGGCGTCGCTCGGACCTCCTTCGATCCGGATTCAAGCGCTGCCTTGATATCCCAGCCCGCCAGCAGCTTGATCTGGTGCGCGGCGTTGGACTTACCGGCAGCGCCGGGATCCTGCGGGATGCGCACCTTGATCGTCCTGCCGTCCTGCCGCGCCGTGTTCGTCAGCATCCGCTCCACGCCGGCGGGCGATACCTGGTCGCGGACGACATCGAGCACGTAGTAGACGCCGGCGACCTCCCCCAGCAGCAGGCCTACCGTGTAGTCCGGGTCGCTACTGGTCTTCTCCTTCGGATCGGTCGCCGCGAAGTCCCAGCGGCGAACCTTGCGCGCCGACGAAATGGCCGGCGCGGCTTCCACAACCTCGAACCATTCCCGCTTGAACGTGCCGCCGTCGCGCGGCGTCGGCCGCTGCTGGTACTGGCCGGCATATGCGTAGCTGCCTTTCGCGCGCTTCAGTCGATCAACCTCGGCGCGCGGGAAGCGCTCGGGGAACAGAAGCTCGCCTTCCTGCGTGCGCGGATCCTCGAAGAACAGCTCGCCGTCGATGTACGTGCGGCACGGGCCGCCCGTTTTCTTGCCGTCCTTGTCTATCCGCTCCTCCTCAAACTCCATCGGGAGGTTGAGGTGGACGAAGCCCAGATCCAGCTCCATCGCCACCGCGGCAATGTCCCGCTGGTGTAGGCGCTGCATGATGATGACCATGGCCGACGACGTGATGTCGTTGAGGCGGTCGGTGATGCCTTCGCGAAAGATGCGCACCGCGGTCTTGCGCTCGGCGTCGCTCTCGGCGGTTTCGGTTGAGTGCGGATCGTCGACCTTGACCCGGTCGCCGCGGCCGCCCGTCATTGAGCTGAAGGGGCGAGCCTCGCTGAAGCCGTTGCCGGTGTTCTCAAACTTGCCCTTGGCGTTCTGGTCGCCGCGCAACTTCATCGGCCAGGCGGCCTGGTACTGCGCGCTGTCGATGAGGCGCCGCAGCTTGAGGTTGTCGCGCAGGACGTTCGGCTGGCTGTAGGAGGTGGCCAGCGTCTGCAGGTCCGGGCGGCCGCATGGCCCCCATTCCCATGCCGTCCAGAACACCAGCACCAGCGATTTCATCATGCCCGGCGGCACGGTGATCAGCAGGAACTGGATACGCCCTTCGGTGACCGCCTCCAGATGCTGGCACATCGCCCGCAGTGCCCAACCGATCTTGAGCGGCCTGGTCGGCTCCAGCACCCGCCAGTGCTCGCGGATGAAGCCCTCCAGCGACTGCGAGCGCGCCCTGATCCCTTCGACATCCTCAGCAATGCGCTGGCGTTCTCTCTCAGCCGCTCGCCTGGCCCTCTCCGCTCGGATCTCCGCCAGCGTCGGCAAGCGGACCGAGGATCTGTTCAAGGCGGTCGAGTTCATCGTCAGTGATCTTGCTCAGGTCGTAGGTGCCGATCGCCCCGGTGTGATGCCGCTTCTCCACCAGCAGGCCGGCGAGCTTGCCCTTGCCCATGGTCGCGGTGACCGCGGCGCTGGGCTGCTTCTCCTTCAGCGCCATGCGGCGTGCCTGCTCAAGCTCCGCCATCAGGCTGTCGACGGTCACCTCCGCCTTGGCGGCGACGCGCTTCTGCCCCGCCCGGACGGCTGCGGCAATGGCGGAGACAGTCAATAGGCGCGAGCCCTGCTGTTTGGCTGTCTTCTCGCTGTAGCCAGTGCGGATTGCCGCCTGCGCAGCGTTCTGGTCTTTCAGGTACTCAGCGACGAAACGCTGCTGCCTCGGGGTCAGCCCGGCCGATGCGCGCCCCTTGGGCTTGGGTTTCTTCTTGGGCATGGGTTTGGCTCCCCGGATGGGGCCGATCAGGGAACGGAAATTTTGGGCATGGATTGCTTCAGACCAACCGCTGAAAGTGGACGAGTCGAATTTCGGCGCTCTCGCCTCACAGCAAAAGTCGGGATTCCGTCATTCCACCTGACAGATGCTCGCTGACACCAACCCAACCAATTGGAACAACATGGCAACTATCGAAACTATGCTGATCAACGTGGCCGTCCAGGTCATTCCCCAACTTGTCGGGGCGCTGCTCCGCCGCTGGCAGAGAGATCTGGACTGCCCCTGTCAGCGGCCACTACGGCTTGGCAGGCGCGGAGCTGGTCGTCGGCGTCACGGCCGACTCGAACAACAGCGCCCGCAAACTCGTCTCGGCGCTCGGCGGCCGCATCACGTTCGGCGGCGCCGGCGGAAGCCTCGGTGAGGCGCTGGGTTTCACAGCTGGCCCAGCCGTCCCGCAGCTTGAGAGCACCGCTGCGCAAGTCAGCCACAACAGCGTCAGGGACGGCCTTGGCCGTCTCGCGGTCTTGCTCATGCTTCTCTCCAATGCTGGATAGGGTCTCGGCCTGTTGGTGTTCAGTGGCGCGTGCTGCCTGTTCACCGGCCAGAGCACCCAGCGCAGTGCCCGCCTTCTGCTCGCTGTTGGCGCCCTCGGCGCGGTCACCGCGCCAGGCCCAGCCGACACCGATCATGGCACCCGACCACACGAGGGTCGCGACAATGGCGATCACGATCCGGTTCACGCCCCCGGCTCCGGCACCGCCTTGGTCACGGTGGCGCCGCACAGCGGACAGGCGATCTTGAAGTAGTCGCCCTCGCGCTGGTCGGGCTGGCGAATGGCCTCGTTGGTGTTCCACTCGAACTCGGTGCCGCAGGTGCGGCAGGTGCTCTCGTGCGTGTCCCCGACCGACGGGTGACGGCCCTGCTTGATGATGCGCATGATCAGATCCTCGTGTTGGTGTAGGAGATCCAGAGCCAGGCCAGCACGGCCAGGAGCAGTCCGCACAAGGTGGCGATCAGCCAGCCGGGCGGATCGCGTGGAGGCGGCAGGCCTCGGTCCCAGTGGTCGGCCAAATCAGCTCCCTGCGCTAGACCGGCGCGACGAAATGTTGAAGAAGTAGCCGACGACGCCGCCGAGCGCGGTATTGAGGCCGCCCAGAAGCAACGCGAAGGCGTCGCGGTTCGTTTGCGGGATGGAGATGCCCACCAGGGCAGCCATTGCCATCCCGTAGAGGAACAGGATCAGGATGGCGATCCCGATGCGGCCCGCCCCTGCGTTGCGGGTAGCGAAGGTCATCGCACACCAGCCAGGCTATGGATCTCCTCAAGCGCCCAGTGGTACAGCGGCTGATCGGTCACCGTAACGCGCGTGATCCGCTTGCCATTGATGTCCCGCACGCTCACGTGTGTGGACTGCTGCACGGCCAGCAGCACGAAGCCGATGCGCTTGCGCAGAGGGTCCGGCTCCTGCAGCACCGCGATGGCATCCCCCACCATTTCGCGAATGGTGCCGAGCAGCTCAGCGGTGGGCCGCTTCGTGCGGTTGTCCAGCACGGACAGCACGCCCTGCAGCTGATTGATCGCCGGGATGACCGGCTTGGCCTTGGCGGGCATCAGCTTTGCGCCAGTTGGCCGCCGGCGCGCTTGTACGCGGCCAGCAGGTTGTCCAGCTTGTGCTCGTGCTGGCCGTAGCCAGCGCCTGGCAGGCTCGCCCAGATGTTGGACACCTTGGCGATCGCCTCTGTGATCTTGCCGGCCTGGATCAGCGGCAGCGCCCTGCGCTCACGAATCTGCTGCAACGCGATCTTGTCCTGGCTAAGCGGCGAGAAGTCCGGCAAGCCCAGGGTCTTGCGATAAGCATCGTAGTACCGGCGCAGAAGCTGGTAGCGGCCCGCCGCGGTCGACGATATGCGGAGCTTCGGCAGCGCCACCAGCACACGGGGGTGATCGGCGTAGCCCTGGAATAGGCCGCCCCCAACCAAGACGTCATAGCCGCGGTCCTTGGTCGGCTGCCGACCGTTGTCGGTGCCCTCCGACCAGGCGAGCATGTCCAGAAAGGCCACGACATTGCGGCCACCAGCTTGTTCAGGCGTGATGACCGGCATGGTCACATCTCCAGTTTGAATAGTTGGCCGGTTACGGCTCCGGCAGCTGCCTCACACAGCCGATTCCCGGGCGTCTCACGACGATGCCGGCAGGCTGCCGCGCAGCCGGATGGCGGCGCAGCAAACACGAATAGGTGCCCGTCCCGCGGTCCAGCGAGGCGCATTGCTTGATCTGGCGAGGGGATCGGGCGAGCTGGCGCGGGCCACCGGCAGGTTCCGGTGCTTGCCTCAGCGCAGCCTTCCCGAGGCCTCGCCGAACCCGCAAAAACGAAAAGCCCCCGGCTCGCGCCAGGGGCTTCTATCTCATCGTGTACGCAAAACTACGCCAGAGGTGCGCACCTGTCAATCAAGACCTTTTACTGGTCTCGTCGAGCCGCACTCACATCGGGGTCCGGGTGAGGAATCTCAGCCATGACCTCAGCTGGATCACAGTTATCGATGAAGAAATACAACGTGGAGTCAACCACCTTCACACGACGAGATCCAGGGTCGAAATCGAACAGGGGCGGCTTAATCTTCGAATCAGCTTGCAGCTTCGAAAGGCGCAGCAGCATCCCGGTTACATCAGAGGTTCGCACATTGTCCGGATGGGAATGGATGGTGCGAATCAGTTCCTGAAGAGTTTTTCGCTCAATTCCATCACGGAGTTCAGCGTAACTGCGATTTACAAGAACCAACACGAGATAGTACGGAAGAAACAGGGCAGCCGTCTCCTCCGTAGCGCGTCGCGAACGCGAACCTGCAGCAATCGCCTCGAGGCTACGAACGTGGCGACTTGAATACTCGGCCACTTTTGCATTAATAGCCTCACGTAGTATTCCGACATCCGAAATCTCGTAAAGATCTGGCATTGTTTCCACCACTCCAGCCAAATCACAAAGCGTTTTAAGCAGCTCCTGCACAACTCCGATGGAACCATGTGCTTCTGCAAAAATCTTTGCCTTCAAATCAGTTGAGATCCGAATATTTAGTGAACGCTCTCCTTTTTCTGCCACTCGCTCAAAGTCGGCATCAACCCAGGGCTCCACCGGGACCTCTGCTACTCGATCTTGCAGGTCTCCGTTGTACTGAACCAATCGATTACGTTCGCGCCAGACCCCTAGAATGACAAAGCGCAACCCCATCTCTTCAAATGTGCGCAGGTCGAAGGCCAGCTGGTTCTGCGCATCATCTGTCAAATAATGGAAATTTTCTAACACATGGAATTTCTTGTTTGCACCGACGGCGAGCAACAACTCTCCCACATCCTGACCATTTGCAAGATTGAACTCAATCGGTGCGCGCTGCTCCCCTTCAATTCGAGACGAGCTTGCCCCTCCCGTAGCTTCGGCTTCGCCTCCTCCAAAGAGTGGCAGCATTGCCTTGAATTTCGCAGATATAGAAGCTGTGAGCTCGCGCCCCTGATCCGTGCTCTTATCAGTAACGATCTCCACCCCCTGCTGACGAAGAAGGGATCGATACAGGTCCTCCACAGTCATCGTCGGGCCACAGTGGACTGTGATTCTATTCTCCGCGTCAACGTGGCGCTGAAGTAGACTCGTTTTCCCCTGCTTGGATGATCCATAGATCACAATTTGCCGCGACCCTGCTAGGGCACTTTGCAGCGTCGCGTCGACAGCATCACGCTCAATGTAGCTTGCCACTTGATCGCGAGCGACCCCAAACACGTCATTTGTTAGCATCACGTCCTCCACTTGCTCTCTTCTTCAGCGATCTTATACTCCAAAAGCTCATGCGGCTACCGAAATCCCTTCTAGCCTGCCTCGCACCCTTTGATAACCCAGCTCCACCATATTGAGATAGTGTCTCACCGAAATTTGCTTCAGTCCGGAGGACGAGAGCATCCTATTCGCCTGTTCCCAGCGTTCGTGTTTCCGCCGCCCCACCGCGCAAAAGTAAGCTCTAAGTACCAAAGCCAAAGCCAGGTCCGATCGTGCTATGTCTGCGACCATGTCTTCTATTAACTGGGCGCGCTGGTCAACGGCTGACGTTCTGTAACCCGTACTCCTCGGAGGCATTTCGCCCCGGTGATCGACTAAGATTTGCAGTATGTTCTTCGTGGAATATCCCAACCGCTCGCTATCGCGATGGAGAGCGAAAACCTTGCCCCAGTTTTCAAGTTCCGCCCGCACATAAGGGCCAAATGTATCAGGCTGCATTGTAGAAAATCTCCAACGTTTCAGTATCCAGTCGGAACTGCGGCAGCCTGCCGTCGTCCTGGCACATCCCCATCTGCCGGCTCTCTTTGCCCTTGCAGTGCACGATGCCGAGCGTGCGGTCGCGGCAGCTGCAGAATGCGCACAGCCCACGCTTGCGCACCGCGGCGGCGTACCGCTTGCGCAGCAGCTTTTCGTAGTACGCCTCCGGCCGGCTCAGGTTGGTCGGGTTGAGCGTCATGCAGCGAGGGCTCCCGGCTGCTGCTTCTGCTCGTGCCACAGGGCCAACAGGAGCGCCTCGGCACGGCCGTCATCCTTCTTGCGCTGCAGCTGGGCCGCGGCGGACGGGAAGCGGCGGATAGCCAGCTGCCGCGACGCGTCCTTGTCCTGACCGATCAGCCCGAAATGGCGCTTCCAGCTCTGCGGCTCTGCCAGGCTGAAGGGGATGCCCATCACCTCGAGCACCGCCTTCGCTTTTGCGTAGCTCTCGCCGAAGTTCATCGACGACTGCGCACCGGCCTGCCGGCCATTCTTCGGCGGCATCGCGCGCACCCGCTCCACGCAGCCGGCGAACACCGCGCCGGGATGCTGGCTGCGGATCTCGCGGATGAACACCGCGATCGCACGCGCATCCACTTCCTGCTTCTTGCCGACCGTCATCGTCGGCATGTCGAGGATCGGGCCAGCCTCACCATCGAGCAGCGCGGCAACGGCGCCGGACATGCCGGGGTCAATCCCGAACACCACGCGCAGCGTCATCGTGCACCTGCCTTCAGCGCATAGGCCTGCTGCGCCCGCTCGCGTGTGCTTGCGATCGCCTTCTTCTTGCCGGCGGCGACACGCCGCTCCACCTCGGCAATCGTCTCGGCGCCGTCGCGGATTGCGTCCAGGCAGCGCGCATAAGCCGGATAGGCTCGCGAGAACTCGGCGGCGCTGGCGAACACCTTGCCCTCGAATCGGATCGGGGTGGCGGTCATGGCCGCTTCTCTAGTTCGGCCAGCAGCGCGTCGGCCTGCTTCACCGCGTCGTGCGCAATCCACTGGCTGACCTTCATGTCGTTCACGGCCGCATGCCGCGCCAAACGGTTGTAGCCGTCCTCGCTCTGGATGCTGCCGACGATCCCTTGCATCGCCGCCTTCGCGAACTCTTCGCGCTTGGTCAGACTCTCCACACGCTGATCGCCGTTCGAGATCAGCTTCGCTGATTGCTGGATGCTCATGCCGCCTTCCTCCGCTCTTCATCGGCTTCGTCCCAACCCTCGCGCCACGCTTCGCGGAGCAGCGCACCCTCCTCGCCCATGGCGTACTTCGGTGAGTCGTCTCGCTTCTTGCTGGCCTGACGTGCGCGGTGGCCGGCCAGCCGGGCGTTCTCGTATTGCTGCTGATTCATGCTGCCCTCGTGATGTTGAGTAGGTGATCCTGGTAGTCCTGCCAGGCTTCAGTGCCGCGGCCGCCCAAGACGTCGAACGTCCAGGCGCGGAACTCACGGGCGTGGTGCTTGAAACTGGGTCCGAAGACCTCGCGCATGCGGTCGCGGGTCATGCCCCGCATCTGGTCGCCGTCGTGGTGCCAGGCGCCGAGCGCGACGACTGCGTGCTGGCCGATCTGCTTCTGGCCGTGCAGGTCGCCGAGGTTGCGGTGGTGAATCTGGGTGTGGCCGCACTGGATGGCGCGCTGCAGGCCGGCGGCGATGCGCCAGCGGCAGACGACACAGCCGAGAGCACGCGCAGCGTCCTGGTACGCCTGCTGGCTTCGTGACGGAATGCACATTGCGCGCCTCATCGGCTAAATGTCCGGGCGTGGCGGCCGATACGCCCAGTTACCGCCAAGCAATGGAGCAATTCCAGATGGATCCGAACGAAGCTAGCAACGTGACGAAGCCACGCAGTTATTGGCTTGAAGGCCTTCTCGAACTGGGACGAAACTGGGCCCTTGCTGTCGCTATGCTGGTGCATCGATAGCCGCTTATCACACCGAAACCGTCACCGGCCCTGTCCACTGGGAGCGCTGTGTTTTCGCTGTGGGTCTCGTCGTCAGCATCGTATGGATGATCCTGGCAGTCTGGAGATTTGACGAAGGATTGAGGTGGAATATCAAGAAGAAATCTGCACGCATTCTCGGATTCGTTCTCTATTCGCTGCTGATATTCCTCGGAATTACTTTGGTGCTCTTGGTCGGCAGATTTAGGGACAATCAGGCCGTCGTAAATGCCTGTGACACTTACGGCATTTCTCCAACCACCAAGGTCTACAAGGCAGACGAGTGCACACGGCTCCGCAGCCAACGTGAAGCTTATCGCGACCGCCTCGAAGGACCCTGAGAACGGACTATGGCTCCGGCTCCGCAGCAAAATAGATTCGACCGCGACGCACTGGTCATAAGTGCCATAGCTTTTGCCTTCGGTGGCCTCTTTTGCTGGGCACTGATCGACCCTCCGATGGCGAAGATTGCGAGTGAGGCGGCCGCCGCGTCGGTTGGGCAACCTGATCTCCCTGCTTGGGTGCAAGCAGTCGGATCTGTAATCGCTATCTTGGTTGCCGTGACTGTTCCCCTGCGCGTCATCCGAGAAGAAGCACGCATCCGGCAAGCCGAGCAGCTCCAGAGGGATCTCGGCCGCCGACGAAGCCTCGCAGTTGCTTACACGGAAGAGCTCTGGCAGGCCTCGTGCCTTCTGCATGAGGCCCGATGCCGGTCCCGTAAACAGCACCCTACGCGCGAGCTCCTGGCGCACCTGTATCGAACCCTCTCGAGAATCGAGACTCCGGTCTTCGAGCGAACCATGGCAGAGTTTTCGACGTTCGAAACCGGTGACTCTGACGCCCTCATGATCGCGCTTGCAAAGCTGCTTCAAGCGCAGCGAGTTGGCCGGACAGGTGACGCAGAACGGACAACGGATGAAATGATCCAATTCACGGTCAGCGAATTCGAGAATTCCTTGACAAGGCTGCCTGAGCTTGTCGACGAAGCACTCGCTATCGCTCACCGAGTAAGCGGGCTTGCGGTCGTAAAGACCTCGCCCGCTAAACTTACTGAGAAGCTGCTTGAAGATGTTCACTGGTAATTGGATGTAATTCACGCAGCCCTCCGCGCCGGTGCCGGCCGCGTGCCCTGCCCGTTCGCCATCAGCCAGAACTCGGCGAGCACGTCATTGATCAGCACGTGCGCGTAGGCGCTGCCGATGTGGCGAGTGATGCCCTCGAACAGCCGGCGGAACTCGTCCTCATCCATCGAGTCGAACGCCAGCGACCGCGCGACGGTGACGGGGATCGTTTCGATCCTCGGCAGGACCTCGCGCAGCAGCTTCGCGGCACCAGGACCGAAGGCTGCATCTGACGCGGCCAGCACCGCGGATACGACCGGCGTGGCGTCCATGTCGATCTGCTCACAGCAGACGTTGGCCTCGCGCTGCAACTGCTTGATCGCCTCGTGGCTGTCCAGGCCTTCCCAACCCTCGACGTTCTCGACCATCAGCTGGCCGATCTTGTGCAGCAGCCGGTGGCGCCAAGCGTCGCGCGGCGCCTTGATTTCCAGCCGAACCTCCTGCCCGCGCCGATAGCCGCGCTGCTTCATCAGCTCGCGGTCGACCGGGTGCTCGGCGAGCATGGCCAGCCGCTCCTCGCCGGTGTCCATCACCACAACGCGCTCGATCAGCGCATAGATGGGGCGCGATGCGCGTTTGGCGCGGATCTTCTTTGCTGCAGCAGTCATGGTCATTCGTCGACGTCCTGCCGCGGCGTGCGCGGCTTGAGGTTGCGGAAGCCGCGTGCGCGCGGCGCCGGCTTGCCGTCGTCGCTTTCGATCGGCGCGGGCTGCCAGTACTCGGGCAGGTTCTGGAACTTGAAGCGCTCGGGCATGTAGAGGACGCGCACCTCGCCAGGCGGGCCACTGCGCTGCAGCGGGACCATCAGCTCGGCTGTGCCCTTCCAACGACTGTCGCGGTGATAGACCTCGTCGCGGTAGATGAAGATCACCGCATCGGCGTCCTGCTCGATCGAACCGGAGTCGCGCAGATCCGCAGGCTGCGGGCGCTTGTCCGGGCGGTCTTCCAGCTTGCGATTGAGCTGCGACAGCAGCAGCACCGGCACGCCCAGCTCGCCGGCCAGCAGCTTCAGGCCGCGGCTGATATCGCCAACGCCATTGGCGCGGTTGTCGCCCTGGATCTCCATCAGCTGCAGGTAGTCGATGACGATCAGGCCCAGCGGCTTGCGGGCATGCTGCCGGCGCGCCTGTGAGCTGACGTGCTCCACCCGCGCGCGGCGCGGCCGGCTGACGAAGATGTCCGCCGCGCGCAGCTTGCGCATCGCCGCGGTGACGTTTGTCCAATCCACGTCGTCCAGATCACCAGAGCGGATCCGGTTTCCGTCGATGCCGCCGAGCGAGGCCAGCATGCGGTCGCCCAGCTCTTCGGCCTGCATCTCGAAACTGAAGACCGCCACCGGCTTGCGCAGGTTGAGCGCGACGTGCTCGGCGATGTTCTGCGCCAGGGTGGTCTTGCCCATTTTGGGCCGCGCCGCCAGCACGTACAGGCCGCCCGGCTTCAGTCCCCCCAGCAGAGTGTCCAGGTCGTCGATGCTGGTGGTGATGCCGTGGATGCCACCGCCGTCGCGTGAGCGCTCGCCCAGGCGCTCGAACACGCGATCCATCACCGGTGCGACGGATTCCAATTCGCACGGCTGGCTGTCCATCAGCGATCCGATGCGCGACTGCGCGGCGCCGATCAGCTCGATGCTGCTCTGCCCTTCCGGGTTGTAGCCTGCGTTGGTGATCTCGGTACCGACCTCGATCAGCCGGCGCAGACGCGCCTTGTCCGCCACGATCTCGGCGTAGGCGCGGATGTTGGCTGCCGACGGCGTGGTGTTGGCCAGCTCGATCAGGTACGCGCCCTCGCCCACCTGGTCCAGCAGCCCCTGCGCCTCGAACCAGTCGCCCAGCGTCACCACGTCGAACGGGCGGCGCGGCTGTGCGATGGCCATCTCGCGAATTGCGCGAAAGATCAGCATGTGATCGCGGCGGTAGAAGTCGCCCTGCTCCACCAGGTCGGCGATGTCGTCCCATGCGCGGTTGACCAGCATCAGGCCGCCAAGCACTGCTTGCTCGGCTTCCACGCTGTGCGGCGGCACTCGCAGCTGCTGGAGCTGATCGGCGCGCTCGCCGCGCTCGCCGCGCTCTGCGCCGTACTCGGCGGCCATGCGCTCGATGTCGTCGTGCAGGCTCATGCTGCGTGCTCCGTCATCGCCCGATCGAACAGCTTCGCGATGACGTTTTCGCGCAGCAGGTACTCGAAGTCGGGCTTCCAGTTTTCGTGGCCGGCACCGCCAGGCTTGCGGCCGGAATGGAATTCGTCATCGGCGGCCGTCTCGAACAGCGCCGTCCAGAATTCGGCGGTGACACGCTCGTTGCCGTAGAGCTGCCGGCAGATCGCTCGCACCGTCGGCAGCGCCTTCTCGACGGCCTTCAGCCGCGGCTTGTTCAGCACAGTGCATGCGGTCAGCTCGCCAGCAGGCTTGGCCAGCAGGCGGTTGTAGGCAGCCTGCGCATCTTCGGCGATCTGCTGGATCCGCTCGGCTTTGCGTTTGCTCAGATCGGCAGGTGGCGGGCTTGGCGTGGTCAGCGTCAACGACGCGGACGAATCCGAGCGAAGCGAGGATGTTTCCTCTTCCTTTCCCTTCCCTGTTCCTTTCCTTTCAGGTGGTGAGGACTCACTGAGTTGTGTGTGAGTCGTAACTGAGGACTCCCACAACACACGCATCGCCTTGATTTTGCTAGGCGTTGGCCGGTTGACCCGCTGATGTTCGTCGAACTTCACGACCCGGCCGTAGCGCTTACCGTCCTCTCCGACGCCCAGCTCAATGAAGCCGACTTTTGCCAATGATTGGAGGCTGTCGTGAGTGCTCACTGAGGACTCACGGAGCGGTAAGCACTCCGCTTTGACCAGTGCCGGGTTGGCGTTGAAATAGCCCTCGTCATCCGCGTGGTTGAGCAACGCGGCAGCAAGCATGTGCGTGATCTCGGGCAGCGCGCTCAGATCCTCGTGCTTCCAGAATTCGGGCTTGATGGTGCGGATCCTGGCCATCAGACGATCCCGCCCGCCCGCTCCATGCGCTTGACCTGACGATCACTGCGGCTCTCGCATTCACGCTTGAGGTCCAGCCAATAAGCGCGCGCGACCGCTTTCTTGCCGGCGCCCTGCGCTTTCCTCAGCAGTTCCGCTAAGCGGCGGATGCGGCGCTCGCGGCGCCAGTCTTCCAGCAGCTGCAGGATCATGCCGCGGCCCTCAGATTCGCCGCCGACCAGGCCTGCTGTGCAATCTCGGCCACCATCGCCTGCAGGTCGCCACAGAGCTCGGCAATGCCCTTCGCCTCGTTCGGCGTCATGCGGCCGTCTTCCATGGCCTTGCAGATCAGCGCAGAGAGCATGCCCTTCAGCGAGGACGCCTTGAGCAGCGCGGCGATGACGTCGCCAGCGGCGGGTGCGTCGGCACGCTGCACGATGAAGTCGTGCTCGGCGGCCAGCGCGTGCAGGATGCGGTAGTCGCCCGTCAGCCCCATGATCTCGCTGGCCTCGGCCAGGGTCAGGTGGTGCGTGCGCGTATTCGGGTTGACCTTGCTGCGCAGAACGGCAGCCGACATCGGCTTCTCTTCGCCGCGGTCGTTGGTGGAGATGAGGCGGGTGGCCAGGGCCACGCTGCCACCGGGATAGTCCAGAACGGTCTTGTGTGCTGCGTCAGCGATGTTCACGGGCGGGATACCTGAACGTGGTTTAGGACACCTGCCCTGGCCAGGATGTGTGCTATGGACGCACTACAGAAACGGCTCAGAGCAGCGAGGAAACGGGCGCCGAATGTCACGACGATCATTCGGTGGAAAGGCAGCGTCTTTGCGCTGCGGTGGGTCAACGAACGGATGGACGTTCGACTGCTACGGAAGGGGAGCTAGGTGGGTGCCCGCCCACCGGTACGATGTGAGGCGCCAACCACCACATCGACCGGAGACGGACATATGAATTGGATCGCGACACTTGGGACCGCGTGTCTGGGAGTGGCGGGTCTCTTGCTTCCGCTAGCCATGAACAAACCTCGGGTCTGCATCCGAGTGGCCGAGTTCTTCCAACCGCTCTGCCTCGGGGCAGCTTTCGCCGGCGCTTCCGCTCTGCTTGGCTTCGTCACTGCGCGGGCAATAGTCGCGGGAGCGATCGACGAACACCGCGCCGCTCTGGCTGTCGGCGGTGAAAAAGCGGTTGAAGCCGTGCGCACCAGTCTCGACTCTGGGCTTCCGATCTGGGGCGGCTATGCGTTCGCACCCATGGTCGTTTACGGGATCATGTTGGCTGCTACCCGGCTGTCCGAAATGATCCTGAGCGATGCTGCCGACGGCGACGCCGCCAAAAAAAGTGGTCATGGCCAGGAATAGCGCCACCCCTTGGTCTGATTGGCGCTCGAGGACCATGTCAGGCGGCCTCCTGCCGGGAGGCAGCATCGGCAACCTCGCTTTCGGGAGTGGCTGGCCAGATATCCGGCCGCAGTTCGGTCAGAGAGACGGCTCCCTGACTCTGAACGTGCAGCTGGCGCACCAGGCCGCCATCGAAGCGCTGGCCTTTGCTCATCGCCTTGCGGAGATAGCCAATGGAAGTGCCAGCGCGAACGGCGTAGTCGGCCTGCTCGGCTGGGGTCAAGGTCGTGAGGTAGCTGCGCAGTGTGTCCATGCGCCAAATATTACTCTTTGGTAATTCTGAGTCAATACCTTTTGGTCAATTACCGATAGGTAAGGGAAAATCGGTCATGACCTCTACAGACCCCAGCATCGTTGCGCTGCGCCGCGCCCGTCTGCGCGCATGGATCGATGACCGCCACGCTGGCGTGCAAGCATCCTTTGTGGCTGCGGTAGGCATCAACCAGGGCGAACTATCCGGCCTGTTGAATGGCAAGAAGTCATTCGGGGAGAAGAAGGCCAGATCGCTGGAGCAGGCTGCCGGCATGCCGAGCGGCTATCTCGACAGTGACTCAACAGCAACCGCTGCGACCTCGACCGTCTTATCTGCTGAGACCCCTCAGGGATACCTTCGCCTCCAGCTTTTCGAAGGAGCAGCAGGGATGGGGCAAGGCGTGGTGAACCAGGATTTCCCAGAGGTGATGAAGGTCATGGAAGTGGCCGAATGGGAGGTGCGACGAAAGCTCGGCTTCCTCCCAAAACCTGGGCGAATCCAAATCATCACTGGGCGCGGCCCCTCTATGCGCCCCAAGATTGAAGACGGCGACATCGTATGGATCGATACGTCAATCGACTACTTCGACGGCGACGACTATTACCTCATCAGCTACGACGGTGAGACACAGATCAAGATGCTGCAAAAGAGAAGCGATGGCCTGTATGTAGTAAGCGCGAATCCTGAATTTAAGGAATGGCGCTGCGATCCTATGGATCTAACCGTCCGTGGAAAAGCGCTCGTACACGCCGGGTTTCGCAGGTTTTAGGGATTAGGAGCAAGGCACCGACATGAAGTTGATAATGAGCGGCCTGGCCTGCATGTGCATCCTCGGCTGTAGTGCGCAGGACACCAACAACGCCTCGCCGCCTACACCGGTCCCAGCCACGACGAGTTTCGCTGGGCTCCAGATCGGTTCGTCAATCACCATGCCGGAATGCGCTCGGTATACCCCGGACGGGGATTATCAAGTGGCAAGCCTGCAGCCTGTCACGCCATGCTTCATACCTCTGCTTGGTGAAGTAGTTGCCATTGATGGTGTTGAGGTAAAGCGACCGCCTGACTCCCCCAGGGACATCTCCATCCTGTTCCGCGCCGAGCAGATTCCGGCAGGCATAGACACGCGGGCTTCTGGAGTCATGCAGGCCGGCAGGTTGGCGGAGGTAACCGTCGAGCAATCTGCTGATGCCTCCTTTGAAGATAAGAAGAAGTTCATCCCTTTGCTTGAGGAAAAGTACGGGCCCGCCGCCGGTTTCACAACGGACAGGGATCCTTATTGGCATCAGCCAAACATGGATGTCGTCTACTACTCTGCCGTGGCAGCGGGCAAGGCAAGGATCGTCGCCAGGTCAACTTCGTACAAAGAGTGGCTGCAGCGCTCGGCTCCAGCATCACCGCAATCAGGAACGTTCTAACTCTGATGGCCGCCTGCCAAGGGCGCACCATGCCGTGCCAAAAATAATTACCATCTGGTATTGACACAGGATTACCGTTTGGTAATCTACGCCCACCGCAACGAACCACCCGGATCCCGCCGGGGACGTGCGACGGAGAACGTAGATGTCCAGCACCCGCTGCCACCCGTACCACCCGCAATGCGGCTGCGCGACCTGCAGCCGGCATGAGCTGTCGGACGAGCGCGCCGACGTCCTGGCTGTGCCCTGCACCGCTCTGGCTTCGTTCTGAGCGAAGCGCTGGGCGAGCTGACGACCGAGCAGCTGGCCCTCATGGCCGGCCACATCGCCGACGGCAACGACGCCGCGGCTGCAGAAATCCTGCGCACCGCCGTCGCCGACTACCTGTCGCACCTGATCAACAGCCGCACGGACGATGTGGACTGCTCGCGCATCGAGGCGGTGCAGCACTACTTGACGGTATACGAAGCGAAGCCGCCGAAGTTCGTTGCGCAGCCGTGGCGGGTGGCCGCATGAGCGCCGTCATCCCCTTCCCTGTTTCTGCCCGCGGCGCCGACCTGGTCCGCGCCATCGCCACGGAGCGCGGCTACGGCCCGGTGGTCGCCGGTCAGCTGGCCCGTACCTTCCGACCCGACAACGTGCGCCCTTTGCGGGTGCAGGCATCACAGCACGTGCGCGAGCCCGAAGAGTCGGCGACCGCGTTCGGCGACGGCCCGGAGGCTGCGTGATGGACAAGATGGACGAGAAGGAATTCCAGCGCCACATGCTGCGCGAGGACGTGCCGTTCGCCCTGATCTGCATGGTCATCGGCGCGGTTCTGACGCTGCTGGCCCAGGTGGTGTTCTCGTGACCGGCCGCAGCTACGCCGGTTTTGCCTGGCTGTGCGCATCGGTGCTGTTCCTGGCTGCGCTGGCGCTATTTGCCTACATCCGGAACGCGCACGGCATCTGCTCGGCGGTGCTGGTTGTCGGCTTTGTGCTGTCGCTGCACCTGCCCCAGAGCTGGAGCAATGCCCGGGCACGTGCGCACCGCGCCGAGCCGCAGTCGGCGATCGCCCCTTCTATTTCCTTTCCCGAACAGCCGCGCCGCGGCGTCCGCTGATCCCCGCCGGCGCGCCGGCACCACCCGACGAGGTATCCCATGTTCCAACTGGAAGCCAATGACGCCGAGTACTCGCACCTGAATCTCCGCAAGGAGAAGCACGGCGAGGACAAGGTCCCGGCTGCAACTCTCACATTCAAGCTCGGCGCGAGCGCGCTGATCCTGGACAGCATCGACCCGAAGCTGCGCCCCTCGTTCTACGAGAAGCCGGGAAAAGGCGCGCAGCAGGCACTTGCCATTGACGGCAACGACCTCACGGCCTTGAAGCTGCCGTACCTAAAGCCACAGAAAATCGGCCTCAAGGCAAAGGGCTACGAACTGACCATCGCGTCGCTGCTCGAACACATCGAACCGCTGTTCTTCGCTGATAGCGAGTTGGTGCTGGAAACGGTGGACTTCATCGAAGGCGGAAGCTGTGAGTTGGTGATCAAAGTCAACACGACTATCGAAAGCGAGGACTACCAGCCCCTTCTGGAGGCATGGGACCGCGAACAGGTGGTGTTGACGTTGACGCCGCCAAAGCGCGCCGCGCAACAGGCGGACCTCACCGAGGGCGGCACGCTGGACGACCAGGACTCAGCAGATGCCGCAGCCGAACTCGCACGCCTGGCCGAAGCCGGCCAGAAGGCTGCCGCGTGAACGCACCTCTCCATATCGCGCTGCAGGACGTCGAGAGCCGCCAGATCGCGGCGATCGGCCACGACGCCGCCAGTCAGACGCTGGCCGTGCGCTTCAAGAGCTGGAAGGGCGAAACCACCTCGCTCTACCACTACGACAACGTGACCGCCGAGGACTTCGCCGCGCTGCAGGCGGCCGAGTCGAAGGGTAGCCACTTCAACAAGGTGATCAAGGCCGACCCGGTGCGCTGGCCCTACCGCAAGGTCGAACACCGCCCGCTCGCCGACGCGGCCTGATCCCGAACCCTGATCCGTGGCAGGTGTCCACGGACGCGATCGCACCGCGCATTGACTCTAGAAGGTCAGACGTTAAAGGCAGGAAGGGAACCGCCCGCACCGCCGATACGTGCGCAAGAAGGAGCGGGAGGCGAAAGCCTATACAGCCGGGAAAGACCGGCCCCAGCGAAAGCTCATGGGTGAATGAGTGGCGCGGATGCAACGCCGCTGACCGCCGGGAAAGACCGGCCTCTATCCATAGCGGAGCGGCCTGCGATCAACGAGCGTTCCTGTCTGTCGTATCGAAGACCAGGCCGCTCCGCTATGGAGGGAATGCGCAGTGGTGATGCGCGAATGCCTAGGCGACTGGGAGCGCCCAAAGCGGGACACCGCCCACGGGAAAGAAGGTTCCGGCCTTCTGTCAAAAACCGGGAAACAGGCGACCTGCCGGCCAAAGACGTGCGCATGAACCTAGCCGGGCGCACGCGGTAATCGGAGCCACAGCATGCGGTAGCAAGCCGGGATTACACCGCCGGCCCCTCCACCCATCGACAACACGCCGGCGCCGCCGGCAGGAGATTGCAGTGAACGCAGTTGCACAGATCAAGCCGACCGGCGGCCAGCTGGTCACCGCCGAGCAGGCGGAAGCAATCCGCACCGCGCTGAAGACGAGCCTGTACCCGGGCGCCACCGACGACTCGGTCGATATGGTGCTGGCGTACTGCCGCGCCGGCGCTTTGGACCCGATGACAAAGCCCGTGCACATCGTCCCGATGTGGGTACCGGAGAAGAAGCAAGGCAACCGCCTGATCAGTCCAGCAGGCATGCGCGACGTGATCATGCCCGGCATCGAGCTGTATCGCACCAAGGCGCACCGCACTGGCGAATACGCAGGTCAGGACGAAGCGACTTTCGGACCGACCATCGAAGAAACCCTCGGCGGCGTCCGAGTGCGCTATCCCGAGTGGTGCAGCGTCGCAGTGTACCGCCTGGTCGCTGGCAACCCGGTGCGCTACTCGGCCAAGGCTTACTGGCTCGAAAGCTACGCCACGCAGAAGCGCGATAGCGATGCCCCAAACGCGATGTGGAAGAAGCGCCCTTTCGGTCAGCTCGAAAAGTGCGCCGAGGCCCTGGCGCTGCGCAAGGCGTTTCCGGAAGCCGTCGGCGCGCAGCCCACTGCCGAAGAAATGGAAGGTCGCGTCCTGGAAGGCGAAGCGACGGCGGTCCGCCAAGAACAGGCGCCCAAGCAAATCACTACCGAGCTGGCCGCCTACCCGGTCGACAAGTTCGCAGAGAACCTGCCGGCATGGGGTGAGCTGATCAAGGCCGGCAAGAAGACTGCCAGCCAGATCATCAACATGGTGAAGACCAAGGGCTCCCTCACCGAAGAGCAGATGATCGCGATCGAGGCTTTCGACCAAGCTGAAGACGTCGCCGACGAATCCACCGAAACCGGCGCAGACGCCGATGCGGGCCCCATCGACTGGGATGCCCCGGGCGAAGGAGAGAAAGCATGAATACCGTCGACCTGGTTCAGGGTTCTGCAGAATGGCATGCCCACCGCGCCACCCACCTCAATGCCAGCGACGCGCCGGCGATGCTCGGCTGCAGCCCGTACAAGACGCGAGCGCAGCTGGTGCGCGAAGTCGCCACCGGTATCGGTGAAGAACACGACGACGCCACGCTGCAGCGCTTCGCCGATGGCCATCGCTACGAAGCTCTCGCGCGCCCGATCGCCGAGCAGATCATCGGCGAGGATCTGTACCCGTGCGTCGGCACCGAGGGGAAGTACTCGGCCAGCTTCGACGGCCTGACGCTGCTCGAGGAAACTGTGTTCGAGCACAAGAGCCTTAACGACGAGTTGCGCCGGGCAATGGTCGACGGCTGCAAGGGCGCCGATCTACCGCTGGTCTACCAGGTGCAGATGGAACAGCAGGCCATGGTGTCCGGCGCGCTGCGCGTGCTGTTCATGGCATCGAAGTGGCGCGGCGATGAGCTGGTTGAGGAGCGCCACTGCTGGTACACGCCGAATGCGGAGCTGCGCGCGCGCATCGTCGCCGGCTGGGAGCAGTTCGAGGCCGACGTCGCCGCCTACGAGCATGTCGAAAAAGCGGAACCGGTGGTCAGTGGACGTGCGCCCGAAACGCTGCCGTCGCTGCACATCGCAGTGACCGGCATGGTGACCGCGTCCAACCTCGCCGAGTTCAAGGCATCGGCAATGGCCGTGCTGAGCGGCATCAACCGCGAGCTGCATACAGACGATGACTTCGCCAACGCAGAGCAGACGGTGAAGTGGTGCAAGGGCGTCGAGGAGCGGCTGGAGGCAACGAAGCAGCAGATCCTGGGCCAGACCGCCGACATCGACGCGGTGTTCCGGACGATGGACGACGTGGCCGCCGAAGCGCGCCGCGTGCGCCTGGAGCTGGACAAGCTGGTCAAGGTCGAGAAGGACAACCGCCGGACGCAAATCGTCGCCAATGGCGTGCAGTCGGTGCGGGATCACTACGCGTCGATCAACGCAGGACTCGATGCGCATGCGCTGGCGGTACCGGCAACGCTGGCGGCCGACATCGGCGCGGTGATCAAGGGCAAGAAGTCGATCAGCAGCATGCAGGACGCCGTGGGCACCGCTGCCGCCAACGCCAAGGTCGCCGCCAGCCAACAGGCTGAGCGCGTACGCGCCAATGTGCGCGTGCTGGAAATGGAGATGGGCACCTTCGCCGGCCTGTTCCATGACCGCGTGCAGCTGTGCGCCACGAAGTCGCCGGAGGATCTGCGCAACCTGATCACCGCGCGCATCACCGAGCAGCAGCGCGTCGATGAGCAACGGCTGGAGGCGCAGCGCGAGAAGATCCGCCAGGAAGAAGCCGCCAAGCTGGCGCGCGAACAGGAGGAGCGCGAGGCAGCACAGCGTCGCGCCGATGCCCAGGCTGAGGCAGCACGTGTCGCTGCCGCTGCGCCCGCTCCCGCTGCTCCCGCGCCGACGGCCGTGTCGGCGCCGGTGCCGGTGGCGGCTGCTCCTGCTGCCCTCTCCCCCGCTCTCGCACAGGCTGTGAAGTCTCCGGCCGCACCAGCACCGGCCCCGGCCCCGGCCGTGCGCATCAAGCTCGGTGATATCAACGCCAAGATCGCCCCGCTGACGATCACCGCCGATGGCCTGGCGCAGCTGGGCTTCCTGCCGCTGACCATCGAGCGCGCCTCGAAGCTGTACGACGCCGCGCAACTACCGGCGATGTTCACCGCCATGCAGCAGGTGTTCGCGCGCGCCGCCACCGACAGCTATCAGCAGGCCGCCTGATGTTGCGTACCTGCACCAGCTGCGCGCGGCGCCTGCGCGAATGCCAGTTCCCAATGCAGGGCGGCCGCATCGTCAGCGTCTGCGCGCCGTGCCGGAACGACATCAAACGGGCGCAGGCAAAGCTCGCGCCGATCCGCCGTGATCCCGTGCAGATCCGGCTCAACAACGTCGCTGCGCTGTGGCATGGCCCGGTGCGGCGCACTCACCTGCTGAGGAATGCCGCTTGAACCGACAGCACTCTCGCCGCGCACCGAAGCGCAACGGCGGCTTCTCCTGGGGCCGCTTCCCGACCAGCGACGGCGCCTTCATCACCTGGCGCATGTTCCGCCGCGATCACACCAGCGCGCTGCACATGCATGCGCTCACCTTCACCGCCAAGGACGAGCCGGCCTACGTCGCGAAGCAGCTGCGCCGCGCACGACGGCAGCTGCGCGATCGCGTGGACGAGATCGACCTGGCCGCTATGGGAGTTGCAGCGTGACGTCAGCGCGTCAGGCCGTATCGAGCCAGCCGATTTTTCGCCGAGTCGTCCGGTGCAAGGTCTGCGGCAATGACCTTGCCTGCTTCCAGCGCCAAGCGAGCAGCCTCATCGCGCGTCGCAGCGAGTCCAGCGTCATGGATCCATTCCACAGCCTCAGATTCATCGCCGTGGTGAATGTAGGCGGTCGAACGCCAGATTTCCGGCTCCCTGATATTGACGCATTCCACGGTGTGAATTCGGAAATTTCCGACATGCGCTGTAGCCATCTGTATGCACTCCATGTAGGTCCGTCGCGATCGTCCGACTGTTCCAGCCTTTTTTCAATGGTGAGCACATGAACACCCTGCACCCGAACGACAAGCTCGCCGCGCTGGACTGGGCACTGAGCCGCGCGCGCGAAGCAGCCGCCAGCGATGAGCTGATCCGGCTCACTCACCTGCCGGCGCTGCAGCAGCTGCGCGATCAGGCACAGCGGGAGGCGCGCGGTGGCTGACGGCTCGCACTCCTTCAACTTCCCCGCTCCGCAGGTTTCGTGCCTGCGCCCGGGTGAGATCGTGGTCGACCTGTTCGCCGGCGGCGGCGGCGCCAGCGAAGCGCTGAAGCAGGCGCTGGGTGTCGATCCTGCGCTGGCCTACAACCACGACCAGTGGGCGATCGGCATGCATGCAGCGAACCACCCGCTGACGATCCACCATCGCGAGGACATCTGGCACGCCGACCCGCGCAAGGACGTGGCCGGCCGGCCTATCGGCTGGTTCCATGCCTCGCCGGACTGTACGCATTTCAGCCAGGCCAAGGGCGGCCAGCCGCGCAGCCACAAGACCCGTGCGCTGTCGTGGGTGGCCCTCAAGTGGATCGGCCAGCTGCTACGCGCCGACTTACGAGACGGCACGAACACCGCGCCACGCATCCTGTCGCTGGAAAACGTATGGCAGATCCTGACGTGGGGGCCGCTGGTGGCCAAGCGCTGCAAGGCGACCGGCCGCGTCCTGAAGATGGACGGCACCGTTGCGGCGCGCGGCGAGCGAGTGCCGGTAGCGAATCAGCAACTGGTGCCGGACAAGCGCCACAGCGGCCGCACCTGGCGCCAGTTCGTCGCGGCGCTGAAATCGAAGGGCTACCGCGTAGAGTGGCGCAAGCTGACCGCCAGCGATTACGGCGCCGGCACCAGCCGCGAGCGTCTGTTTCTGATCGCGCGCCGCGATGGCGAGCCGATTGTATGGCCCGCGCCGACGCACGGCACCGCGCCCGATCAGCTGCCGCGCGTGCGCGCTGCCGACTGCCTGGACTTCTCGCTGCCCTGCCCGTCGATCTTCACCCGCAAGCGGCCGCTCGCTGACGCCACGCTGCGACGCATCGCCAAGGGCGTGATGCGCCACGTGCTGCAGTCGGCCGATCCTTTCATCGTGCCGGCCACGCATCAGGGCTCAGACCGCGTCAACGACGTGCAGGCGCCGCTACCGACGATCACTGCAGCTCACCGCGGCGAGCTGATGCTGGTTGCGCCGGAGCTGGCGCCGTTCATCACGGAGCACTCAAATGCCAGCAACCAGCGCACCATGCGTGCCGACGAGCCGCTGCGCACGATCTGCACGGGGGTGAAGGGCGGCCACTTCTCGCAAGTCGCGCCGGTGCTTGCAAAGTTCCGCGGTGACAGCGACGGGCGCCCGGTTACCGAGCCGGTGCCGACGATCACCGCCGGCGGCGGCGCCAAGCGCCCTGCAGGTGCAGCGCATGCGCTTGGGCTGATTGCGCCGACGCTGGTGCAGACCGGCTACGGCGAGCGCGAGGGACAGGCGCCGCGAGCACTGGACCTGCAGCAGCCTCTCGGCACCGTCGTCGCCGGTGGCGTGAAGCATGCGATCGCCGCACCGTGCTTGGTGCAGATGGGCCATGGCGAGGGGAAGAAGCCTGGCGGCCGCTTCAGCCACGGCGTGAACGACATCCAGGGGCCGATCGGCACCATCGTCGCGAGCGGCGGCGGTCAAGGCCTGATGACCGCATTTCTTGAGCAGGCAAACGGCGGGTTCTACGAGGGCGGCGGCCGCGATGCGCGCGAGCCGATGAGCACCATCACCGCGACCGGCAGCCAGCAGCAGCTCGCCACCGCGCATCTGATCACCATGCGTCGGAATACGCATGGTCAGGATGCCGGCGCGCCGCTGGGTACAGTGTGCGCCGGCGCAGTGCACCACGGTGTCGTCGAGTGCACGCTGAGCCCCGAGCAGGAGGCCGGTGCGCTGCAGGTCGCCGCGTTCCTGGTGAAGTACTACGGCAGTGGCATCGCCGTGGATCCGCGCGATCCGCTGGATACGGTCACCACCAAAGACCGGCTGGCGCTGGTCACCGTGGTGATTCAGGGAACCCCTTACGTCATCGTCGATATCGGCCTGCGCATGCTCAAGCCGCACGAGCTGTTCCGCGCGCAGGGCTTCCCCGCCACCTACCGGATCACCCACACCGCCGACGGCCGCGCGATCAGTACCAGCGCCGCCGTGCGCATGTGCGGCAACTCGGTAAGCCCGCCGCCGCTGGTCGCGCTGGCGCGGGCGAACCTCGACACGAAGCCGCTGCCGCTGCAGGTGGCCGCATGACCGATCCATATCGCGAGTTCCTGGAGCGCAAGGTGCGCGTCGCGCCGTCGCTCGGGTTCGACGTATCGCCCGAGAACGTGCACCCGCTCCTCAAGCCGCACCAGCGCGACAGCGTAGTGTGGGCTTGCTCGGGCGGGCGCCGCGCGCTCTTCCAGCGCTTCGGCCTGGGCAAGAGCATGCAGCAGTTGGAGATCATGCGGCTGGCACGCGCGCATGCCGGTGGAGCCGTCGGCATCGTGGTGCCGCTGGGCGTGCGCCAGGAGTTCCGCCGCGACGCCAGCAAGCTCGGGCTGGATACGCGTTTCGTGCGCACCAGCGCTGAGGTGGATCCGGACTTCGATGGCATTCACCTGACCAATTACGAGAGCGTGCGAGACGGAAAGCTCGACCCGAACCTATTCACTGCGGCCAGCCTTGACGAGGCCTCTGTGCTGCGCAGCTTCGGATCGAAGACCTATCGGCAGTTCCTGACCCTGTTCGATGAGGTCCGGTACCGGTTCGTCGCCACAGCCACGCCCAGCCCGAACCGCTACAAGGAGCTGATCCATTACGCGGGCTTCCTGGGCGTGATGGACACCGGCCAGGCTCTCACCCGCTGGTTCAAGCGCGACAGCACTCAGGCCAACAACCTGACGCTGTACCCCCACAAGGAACGTGAGTTCTGGCTATGGGTGGCGAGCTGGGCGCTGTTTCTGCAGAAGCCGTCCGACCTGGGTTACAGCGACGAAGGCTATGACCTTCCGGAGCTGACAGTGCATTACGTCGAGGTGCCGGTGGACCACAACACCGCCGGCGCCGAGCGAGATGGCCAGGGCAAGTTGTTCCGCGATGCTGCGATGGGTTTGCAGAATGCCGCGAAGGAGAAGCGCGACACGCTCGGCGCGCGCGTAGCTGCCGTGCAGCAGGTGGTTGTCGCCAGGCCGGATGAGCATTGGCTGATCTGGCACGACCTCGAGGCAGAGCGGCATGCACTGCAGGCTGCCATCCCGAGAGCCGTCAGCATTTACGGCGACCAGGAGCTGGACGAGCGCGAGCAGGCGGTCATCGACTTCAGTGAAGGCGTGATCCCGATTCTGTCTGCCAAGCCGGTCATCGCCGGCAGCGGCTGCAACTTCCAGCGCCACTGCCACCTGTCGGTCTATGCCGGCATCGGCTTCAAGTTCAACGACTTCATCCAGTCCATTCACCGCATCCAGCGGTACCAGCAGACGCACCCGGTCGAGGTGTGGATCGTCTACGCCGAGAGCGAGCGCGAGGCGCTGGCCAGCCTGCAGGCGAAGTGGACGCGCCACGAGGAGATGGTAGAGAAAATGAGCGAGATCATCAGGGAATACGGCCTGAGCAAGGCCGCCATGGCGCAAGTACTTCAGCGCTCGATTGGCGTGGAGCGGATCGAGGCCAGCGGTACCGGCTGGACAGTCGCGAACAACGATTGCGTGATGGAGACGCGCAGCATGGCCGACGACAGCGTCGACCTGATCGTGACCTCGATCCCGTTCGCCAATCACTACGAGTACAGCCCGAGCTACAACGACTTCGGGCACACCGACGACAACGCGCACTTCTGGGCACAGATGGACCACCTCAGCACGCAGCTGCTACGGATCCTCAAGCCCGGCCGGATCGCGGCTATCCACGTGAAGGACCGGATCCAGTTCGGCGCGGTGACCGGTGCCGGCGTGCCGACGGTCAGCCCCTTCCATGCGGAGGCGATCTTCCACTACCGGTCGCACGGCTTCGACTACATGGGCCTGATCACGGTCGTGACCGACGTGGTGCGCGAGAACAACCAGACCTACCGGCTGGGCTGGTCAGAGCAGTGCAAGGATGGCACGAAGATGGGGGTGGGCTCGCCTGAGTACATCGTGCTGCTGCACAAGCCGCAGACCGATCGCAGCCGCGGCTACGCCGACGAACCAGTGCGCAAGCAGAAATCGGATTACACGCGGGCGCGCTGGCAGGTGGATGCGCATGCATTCTGGCGCTCGAGCGGCCGCCGGCAGCTGACGGCCGACGAGCTGGCGCAGCTGGGCCCGGACAAACTGGCCAAGCTGTTCACCGAGTACAGCCTGCGCGAGGTCTACGACTACGAGACCCACGTGCGCATCGGCGAAGAGCTGGAGGCGCGCGGCGCACTGCCCTCCACCTTCATGTCACTGGCGCCGGGCAGCCATGACCCGGACGTGTGGCACGACGTCAACCGCATGCTGACGCTCAACGGCGAACAGACCCGGCGCGGCCTGGAAAACCACATCTGCCCGCTGCAGTTCGACATCGTCGACCGGCTGATCCAGCGCTTCAGCAATGCCGGAGAACTGGTCTTCGATCCCTTCGGCGGGCTGTTCACCGTGCCGTACCGTGCACTGAAGCTGGGCCGCCAGGGTCGCGCCGCCGAGCTGTCCACGGCCTACTTCATGGACGGGGTGAAGTACCTGCAGGCCGCCGAGCGCGAGATGTCCATGCCGGATCTCTTCGCGACCATGGACCTTCAGCAGGACCGCGCCGCATGAGGGCTAGCCTAGTAATCGAGCATGCTCGTCGCGAAACTCAGACCGGCCTCCAGCGCCTCGCCCAGTGTGGCGTGGTTACCGAGGTCAGGGTTCTTGAGCTCAGGAAAGTCTCCGGCAGCGATGAGGTGCACAAAGGCCAGGCCGCCCTCGGGCTGCCAAGCCTCGACGTGAATATCTTGCCCGTAGTAGCTGGTGTTCAGCGAGTCCCGCTTGATCTCTGGCGGCATGACGCTCTCCCGGTGGATGGAATGATCCTCACCGGAGAGCGGGCGGTCGTCAACGGTGGCACCGCATGAAGCCGCAGCTCTTCCCGCGAGAGCCGCGCCGGATGAAGCAGCCACCGAAGGATCTGCTCCGGCAGCAGCTCGCCATGGCCGCTGACCACATTGAGCGGGTTACAGCCGAGAACCACGCTCTGCGCGCCATCTGCGCAGAAGCCATCAACACATGCCAGGGCCAGGCCGATCAGATGCGCGCCGCGTTGGCGAAGACGGAGAAAGCAGCATGAACGAACCATTCGGAAATTCCGAACAGTTGCAGGGCGAGCAGCATGGCGCAGGGGAAGTGCTGGACGTGCGGGCGGCCTATGCCATCGCTACCCGCTGGCGAAAACAGGCCAGCGAGCACACAGCTGGCCGGGCCGCCCTGATTCGTTGCGCGGAGGAACATGAAGCCGCCCTCGCCGCCCGCCAGCTGGTAGCGGCGAAGGATGTGCCGGAGCTGTTCGTGCAATGGCTGGAGCGAGAGATGCCGGCGGGCACGATTATCGGCAAACCGGCCTGGTGGGCGCCGAAGCTGACGCGCGCCTTGCGCAGCGCCGAGCGCGGCGTGCTGGGGAACTGCAATGGCAACTGAAACAACCATCACCCTGATCTGCGACCGCTGCGGATCCCGACACGACAAGGCCGGCTACATGGCCGGCAACAGCTGGGGCCAAGCGACTGTCACATGGAAGGGCGACAAGGGCGGCCGCGCCTGGGACGGTGCGGGCGGAGGTGTGGAGATAAAGGGCCAAGCGTGGCTGTGTGAGCCATGCGCAGATGCGTTCCTGGCCTTCGTAAAGCCGGCGGTGCGCAATGGCTGAGCTGTGCCTATCCCGAGACGAGGTGGCTGAGCTGTGCCGCACCCCGCAGCGAGCGAAGCAGGCCAGATTCCTGCAGCAGAATGGCGTACGCCATTATCTCGACGCGCACGGCTGGCCGGTTGTTTTACGCAGTGCGGTTGACCCGGCCGAGAAGAAGACAGCCACAGTCGCGGCGTGGTCGCCCAACAAGGCAGCATGATGGGAAGAAAGCCACAAAAGCCTGGGGCGGTGCCTAGGTTGCGCGCCCGCAAGCAGAAATCGGGCGCAGTGCATTACTACTACGACCACGGCGGCAAGCCACGCAAGGAGACGCCGCTGGGTGCCGACTATGGGGTGGCTATCAAGCGCTGGGCGGAAATCGAGCATGCGCGTGTGATCCCCACACATGCGCAGCTGACCTTCCGGCATGTGGCCGACCGCTACCGCGCCGAGGTGATCCCGACCAAGGCGCCGGGCACGCAGAGGCTGCACAACCTCTGCCTGACCTGGCTGCTGACATTCTTCGATGATCCCCCCGCGCCGTTCGAGGCGATCAAGCCCCTGCACATCCGGAAGTATCTGGACTGGCGCGCCTCGAAGGTGATCGCAAACCGCGAAGTGGCCCTGTTCTCTCACCTGTGGAACTGGGCGCGCGGCAAGGGCTTGACCGACCTTTCCAACCCCTGCGAGGGCATCCGCAGGAACAAGGAAACCGGCCGAGACGTGTACGTGGACGATGCCACCTTCCGCGCCGTCTACGAACGCGGCGACCAGACCTTGCGCGATGCCTTGGACCTCGCATACCTCACTGGCCAGCGCGTGGGTGACGTGTGGTCGATGGACGAGCGCCAGCTGGGCGCGGGGGAGCTGGTGGTGCGGCAGGGTAAGACTGGCACAAAGCTGACGATGGCCGTCACTGGCGAACTGGCGGCGCTGCTGGAGCGGATCGCAGCGCGCAAGCGCGTTCTGACCCTACGCAGCACGCGACTCATCGTGGATGCGGAGGGGCTGGCGATCGGACGGGCCGCGTTGCGCTATCGGTTCGACCAGGCGCGCAAGGCCGCCGGCGTGGACAAGGGCGACTTTCAGTTTCGGGATCTTCGTGCCAAGGCTGGCACGGACAAAGCCGATTCGGCCGGCGATATCCGCCAAGCACAGGCGCAGCTGGGCCATGCCTCGGTCACGATGACCGAGCACTACGTGCGGAAGCGAAAGGGTGCGAAAACAACGCCCACACGCTGA